TCTGGCGTATCGAGTCGCAGGAACGCCGGCAGGTCGGTGATTTCGGTCCAGTGCGGGTGCGTGGTCATGGTATCTCCCATGGTCCACATGTAAGCCACTTGGGCTAAGTAATCAAGGGGCATAAAGGCCGGTGAAATACCCTGTGAAATGAACGATTTAATTCATCTGTGCGTTGACGCGGCAGCACTTGGGTACGTATAAATAACCGTATGGCCAACCCGACCCCGAAACTCGACGCCTTGGCGCAGATGCGCATCGACCAGGCTGTCGAGAATGAAAAGCGGCAGGCCAAGGGCAAGCGCGATGCAGCAAAACATCAGAAGCGAGCGCCAGTACCAGATCACAAAGCACTGGATCGAGCAATTTCGGATGGAGCTACTGGCGCAGCCGGACGCCCAGGCCGATCAGCGCAGCAACATCGATCCGCTGATCCGCCAGGCCATGCGCGACGCGCTGCAAAGCCAGATCGATGAAATGAGCGACGCCATGGTGGCATGGGAGTCTCGGCAATGATCTGTCCGCAATGCGACGGCGACGGCACGTTCAAAGTCTCTGATGATACGTACTACCGCGACGGTCGCCGCAGGCAGACCGTGCCGTGCCCGCGCTGTCAAGGCAGCGGCATCGCCTATTGCTGTGAAGGCGACAACAATGCAGACGCGCACGATCCGGAGCGCGCCTGATGTCATCCGTAACCGGTGATCTCGATCGCAAGTGTGCCGAGTGCGGCAGTAGCGGCGCGGCCGACAACGGGCTGTGTCTGCGCTGCACGACGCGGGTGATCCAGGGCCAGCCGATGCGATCGGCACCGGGCCAAGCCGTCGCCGACAATTTCGCAGCGCAACAGCAACGCTACCGGGACCGGTCATGACCGAGATCATCAACTACGGCCCGCCGATCCGTATTCCTATTTCGCGTTGGAAGCGCGGCACTGATTTGAAGGTGCGGCGTGGCGGCGCCATCAGCGTGAACAGCGGCAACGCGGCTGGTCGCTATCACATCCCGAACCGCGCCATCCGCAATGTGAAAGACGGCAGCTATTTGCCGTGGCCGGCGCGCGGCGAGGCGATCTGGAATCCGCGCGATCCTTTCATCATCGCATATCGAGAACAACACGGTACGGTGCCATGATCATCACGGTGCGCGATAGCGATTTGGACGATGCTGTGGAACGGATCAAGCAGTTGCGCCGCGACGAACCAAAGCTATCGCCAGGTCCGGTCACGGCTCGCGTCATCGATCCGCACAACGAGGCGATCAGGGTGGCCATGGTTCATGACGACGTGAAACACACCTATACCATCACGGCGCCGCGCTATATCGCCAAGCCTCGCGAGGCATTCCGATGATACGGCGCTGGCTCGATCAGTTTCATCGTTGGCTCAATGAGTTTGCACCATGATGAGGACTCGTCTGGATCGGATTGCGCGGTTTGCGATCGACTCGGTCGGCATGCCTGTGAAGCAATTTCGGAATGAGCTTGATCGGCTATTCAACGGTGTTTTGATCGGCGGCCAAGTCGGTGCCGTATCTGTCCGTCATGATCCCGACAGTCGCGATGTGATCATTACCGTTTTGACCGTGCCTGACGATTTGCCCGGCAGTAATGGCGTGATCGAATTGGTGTCGGCATGACGACGCGCCGTGGTTTCATGGCTGGTCTGGCCGGCGTGTTCGCAGCCGGGATGTTGGCACCGGAAGCGATCAGGCGATTGGTTGCGCCTGTGCCCCGCGTCACGCTGACTACATGGTTCGGCACGTTCGATGTTGTGCAGCCCAACGGCGCGCCGCTGATGGCCCGGCGTTTCATCCATGGTCAGATCGTCAATCTGATTTTTGACGGCAAGAAGTTTTTGGCGATGCCGGCTGATGTGGCGTCCAACAAATTCCAGGCCCTGGACATGGGCCATACCAGCACGGGCGGTCAGGTCGGCGTCCCGGTTCCCGGAACTTGGGGACCGCCCCACCCTCTCACGGTGCAGTCATAAGGATGTAGACCATGACAGAACAAACGTTATTCGATAACGCGGCGCAACGGTGACCGAGTCCGGTCTCTCGGCTGGAAAGGACATCTCATGATGCTGGATACCTCACCTTCCTGGCAGACCGACATATTGAAACACCCAGTCGAGAAGCCGTGCTGTCGCGATCTTGGCGATGGAACTCCGTTCGTTTGCTGGGCACCAGATTGTCCGCAGACCGCAGAGGAGTCTCGCGGCCTTGTCATCGAGCCTGCCTTGCGCGCGTTGCGCGCGTAGTAACTACAAGAGAATTTCGGCCGATGATCAATGTGTTCTGACCTTTGCGTAACCGGTCTAACTCAAGCACCTTGTTGCCCGCGATCAGCGTAAGGCGTACACGCGGGAATGATCTAAAAAAACAAAAGTTGGTTCCCTTACCCGAACGGAGTCGCGCTTATGAAATGTCAGCTTTGCGAAATGGATGTCGAGCATCCCTGCATTCCGGTTGACGGCACGTTGTGGAACGTGGATGCGGACGGCGCGATGCGGCCGGACAAGTCCGGTGCCACGGCGGCCTGCGCACATGAGTCCGCCGATCATTTCAGCGACGCTGAAAGCGGCGATGAGCCGCGCCAAGCGCCTGCTTACAGCGAATTCGTGGCAGGCTTGTCCGATCTGCAGCAAGGCTTTTTGCAGCAAGGCTTGCCACCTCGCGTCACGCCGATCGCGCTCGATCTCAGCCATGAAGCGGCGCGGTATTACAGCTATCCCGGTTTCCTCGACAGTGACGGTGATGAGATCGAGATCGAGATCGAGGATGCGGTGTCGCTGGTGGTCCGCGGCAACTGGCACTACATCACCGACATTTACAACGTCGGCCATATCGTCTGCCTGGATCGGCCCGTTCATATCGAGGTGCAAGCCAAGCCCGGCGAGGCTCCGTTCCATTGGAGCGCCGCGTCATGACCAAGCGCAAAGTCAAACGCAAAGCTAACGGCGCGCGTCGCAACATCCTGACGGTTGACGGTGTCGATCATCCGGCGATTGAGGTCGGCGCTGATCTGAGCGACCAAGCCTTGTATGGCGATCAGCCGGCGCATCTGCCGGACAACGAGTTCACGCCTCCGCGCTCGCGTTGTTATGATTTCGATAATGACGATGTCTTGGCTGATCTCGACTTGCACGTTCAACCGGACACGCCACAGAGACCGGAGCCGCCCGCAGCCATCGCGCCGGAAGCCCAGCATTACGCGGTTGGCTTTGTGATGGAGCGTTCCACGACGCGCGTTCTGTTGCTGCGCAAGCTGCGGCCCGTGTTCCAGCGCGGCCTGCTCAACGGCGTTGGCGGCAAGGTCGAGCGCGACGAACACCCCGACGACGCCATGGCGCGCGAATGGGAGGAAGAAATCGTCGCGGCACAGCCGGAGTCGGGCTGGCACGGTTTCGCGACGCTCAAGCCCAATCCGTGCTCGGTCATCCATTGCTACGCGGCGATGACCGAAAGCCTGCCGATCGGGGAAGGCATCCTGATCGATAGCGGCGATGAAACGGTGATCGTGCATCTGTCGGACATCCTGTCGCGGCCCAACGTGCTGGCAGACCTGCGCTGGCTTGTCCCGCTCGCCTTCCTCGATCGCGGCCCGATGTTCGTTACGGCCGACGCCACGCACAGAGTCGCGGAGGTCGCGTCATGAATTTTCGCGACGCACACCACGGCTTGACGGCCGGCGATGACGCCAAGGCTTCCGGCATGGCGCAAGTCGATGCCGGCGTTGATCCGGAATGGACCAAGGCCGCCGATCATGCGCTGCGCACCGTCGCCAAGCGCATGCGCTATTTCACGTCGGAAGATGTCACGGCCGTGCTTGACGCCCAGCACATGGTGACGCCGGAAAGCCGCGCCATGGGCAGCATCTTTCGCCGTGCCGCCAAAGCCATGATCTGCCGCAAGACGCAATCGTTCCCCGAGACCAAACTCGCCACGCGTCCCGAGCATCATCGCGGCTTGGTGCAGATATGGGAAAGCTTGACCTGTCCAGCGCATGCGGACGCGTGATGCTTGGTTATGCCGCATGGCTCGCAACGTTGCAAGCCATGGCCGAACTGTTCTGTCCCTTTGCGGTGTCGCCAGTCAAGAAAGCCAAACCGCCCGATGATCGCGACGATCCAACCAAAGAACCGTTCAATCAGTTGGGCTGAGTTTCAAGACACCGAAACTCGGCGCCAGCGCCGGCTGCGCCGCATGGCGATTGCGGTGGCCGTCATTGTTCTGGTGATCGCGGCATGGTGTTTCGTCACAGTGGCATTCGGTGCGTGATGGTGATGAGCAAGAGCAAATGGAGCAAGACGTTGCAGACTTGGCGTGAAGCGCATGCCGACATCTGGCGCGGCTATCTGCGCGATTGGTCGCAACGCATGCACACTGAACAGGACGCGGTCGATATGACCGTGGCGCACGTCGATGACGATGCCGATGACGGTGTCGTGTTGCTGGATCGCAACGGCGACATGCGCGACCTGGTCGATATCCTGCAGGACTCCGGAGTGCGGTGATGGCCTTCGCTCGTAATGTTCTGTTGTTTCTCATCTGGCTGACGCTTACCGATGTCGTTGGTGCGTTGAACAAGATCGCTGCGGCGCTGGCGCCGCTGGCGCACTGAAAGGATCACGCATAATGGGTACGGTGTCGATCATAGCCGGCGCTTTCATTCTGTTCATTGCGCTGGCGCCGCCGCACAACAAGGATACCGCGGGCATTGACGCTTTGCTGATCGGTATCGCCACGATGCTGCTGGCGTTGGGAGTGCGAGGATGACCACATTCGAGGCGTTGCGCGACGCCGTAATCGAGCGCTCAGAGGAACTGAACGAGGGCAACAGAACCGACGCGGCGTTCCGCGGCTTGGAAATGGGCGGCGAATGCGGCGAGGCGCAGAACGTCATCAAGAAGCTGGAACTGATACGGCGCGGTTTTGCCGGCCTGGTCAAGTTTTCGGAAGCCGACTTGCTGGACCGGCTGGCAGAGGAATTGGCAGACACTGTGATCTGCGCCGATCGATGCGCCGTCTTGTATAGCATCGATCTTGGTGCCGCGGTGCGCCATAAATTCAATGTCACGTCGGTGCAAAAAGACCTGCGCTCCATGATGCGATGGGACTGATATGATCATCGCCGACAAGATCAAGCGTTACCTGCACCGTCACCGATCGGCGACGCGTGCTGACCTGGTCGCATTCATTGACGCCGAGCCGAACGCTGTCATCTCGACCATGACGCGGATGATCAATGCCGGCGCGCTGCTGGTGACTGACAGGCGGATCAGAACCGCCGCAGGCTTGGTCAAGGTCTACGTTCTGGCGCCGGAGCATTCAGACGCCGACCAGGCGCTGGTCGATGCGGAAGATAGCGCCAAGTCAAAGACCACGACGCGGTCATGCCTGTGCTGCGGCAAACCGTTCCCCTCACATGGCATCCACAATCGGCTGTGCGTCAAGTGCGCTACTGGCGACATGGTCGGCGGCATCGAGGCGGTGCAATGATCAAACTACCAAAACAAAACGCAGATGATAAGGCAACGATCGCCCGGCATTTGCAAGGCTCCCAAGCGGAGCCGATGCCGACCGAGGTGATCGCCGACAGCATCGTCGCTATTGCGAATGGCATGCGCAAGCTGCGCGCCGGCCGTTTGACCGACAAGGCGCTGGTGATCTTGCTGCACCACGCCTCCGGCGTCGGCCAGCGCGAGATACAGACCGTGCTGAATGCCATGGCCGAACTGGAACACACCTATCTGAGAAAGCCCAACCGTTGAGGTCCGTAATGTTAGTCACTAAGAAACTCATCATCGATCTACCGAACCCCGACGTCAATCATGCCGCCGCGATTCGCGACGCGCTGCGCTATGCAGCGGACCTGATCGTCAATGCGCGCAACGATGGGCTTGATGTCAAGGTCACCGGCAAGTTCGATATCAGCTATGGGCCGCCCGGCATCGATGGCGCGACCACGTATCGATGCCTGCCGCCAGACGCGCAGATCAAGCGGGACCTGTGATGCAAGTGCAAACTCGGACAGGTGAAACACTGACGTTTCCCAACGGTCCGCCAGACTTTAGCAAGGACACCACGCGCGCCGCGCCGATCGGCATGGGCGACGATCATATCGACTATCAGGACTGGCCGCACAGCTCGCTCAAGAACTGGGTCAAGGTCGCGGCCACGACGCGCTCGCGGCTGTGCAGTCATTTGCGTTCGGAAATGCTTGTGACCACGGCAGGCCGCGAACTGTTCGACACCTGGGTCAAGCAAAAAGCGGCCGGCGACGTGATCGGATCGGACGATATCTGTTTTCATTTCGGGCCTGGCGTGTCGGTGCGCAACTGTCTGCGCGATGCGTTGCGCGACGATGAATTGCCGGAGATCAAATATCCGCATGATATCTCGGCGCGCAACTGGGATGACTTTTACTACGGCTGCATAGACGAGATGTGCGGTCAGGAGTTGGCGGAACACGGGCTGCATATCAGTGGTGAGGTAGAGGCATGAACGCGTGCCCTCATTGCAATCAGTACCACGACAACATGAAATGCCCGCTGGTCAAGGCCATCGAGTATTACGAGGGCGGTGGCATCAAGCGCGTCGAGTACATGACGCCGGCTGACTATATCGCTACGCCATTGCAGCCGTACTGGCCGCCGCGGCCAATAACATGAAACGCGTCAAAGTCGTCAGGGCGCACGATCGCGCCAGCAAGGTCAAGATCACGGTCGAGGTCAAGTCGGACTTGATGCGCTACGAGACCGATAACCTCATCACCGATCTGGCGTCCGGCGTGATGCAGACCATGATCGGTGTCAAGCGGTTCAACGTCAGTCTGTCTGAGATCGAGGTCATGCCATGATCGATCCAACAGCGTTGTCGGCCCTGGTGATTTATGGGGGCGCGCTGGCGTTGGGGTTGGGAGTCGGTTTTGGTATCGGCCATGTCGAGGGCGGCGCGTCGGCGATCCGCAAGCTGCACCGCGATGCCGTTGAGCCACCAGGCGGCATGCCGCCATCGGCGCACGACAACGAGACCTCCGGGTCATGTTACCGGCATTTCATGCGCGAGGACGACAACGAACCAACCACACCAGCGCAGCGCGTTGCGTACCACGCGCACATCGGCCAAGCAAGCCGGCGCTGGCTGCACCGACTGTAACAACACACACCACTATCGAGAGGTCAGCGCCCATGGGCGACGTTCGCACCAATGAACAGACCGCGCCGTATCCGGTGATCCTGTCTGATCTGGTAGACAAGCTGCAGTACCGGCCCGGCTGGGAATGCCGTCTGGAATTCCGCGACCGCGGTCAAGGCTCCAAGGGCTTGACGCTGTGCATCACGTCGGAAGGCTACGACACCTATCACGTCGATCGCGGCGAGACCTATCGTGTCATCCATTACATGCCGGTGCCACCGGCCTCCTACAACGCGCAATCCTGGCAGCATTGGTTGCTCGATCAGTTCCTATTGGTCGAGAACCATGAGTGTTGCGAGTTCTTTGTGATCGATGGCATGCGGCCCTACGCTCCACATCACGGGCCTGGCAACAACCCGTACATCATCTTCGATCATGGCGACGATGTCGGCCGGCGCACCTCGTATCGCGGCGAGGTCCGCGAGACACACGCGAGTGACTGACATGAGCATCCCAGGTCCGCAACGCGTCGAAAGCATCGCCGACATGATGGAAAGTTTTGGCATGTACACCCAAGCCAATGAGGTCCGCCGTCTGACGCAATATCCGTTGGACGATTTGCAATTATCAGCGATCAAAAGCATGGCCGAGCGTTTTGGCTATGTTGTGATCCGCAAAGACCGCATCCGCGTACTGAAAGTGATGCGGGCCATGGCCGATCTTGAAGGCCAGCCGGCGACATTCATCGATGGCCAGACCAGGTTCACTTGGCAGGAAGCTGCGGCTGCCATGGGCCTGGCGCTGTTGCGCGATGGCTTATTCAAACAGCAGGAACGCCTGGCGCTTTACGCCAAGCAACTGTGGCTCAGCGCGACCGTGATCATGCCGGACATTGACGATCCCGTGGATCAAGCAATGCCGCAGCCGACACCGCCATCGCGCCCGCAGCAAGCGCAGATGCAAATGGAATCTGACGTATTGGAGGCGGCGTGATGATCGTATTGATCGCGGTGCTGGCCATCTTCATCGGCTTGGTGATCCTGTATCAGCCGCCCGCGCCACCAGACGATGACGACACGCCTGGGCCGTCCGCGTTCGCGCCAGCGTGACGCCATGATCGCTGCCGGCGAAGCCGTCGAGCTATGCTGTTGCAAGAAGCTCGCCATGTGGCTTGGCGCGCGGCCGTCCGAGACTGTGGATTGGACCGGCGTGACGCACATGAGTCATTGCATGCTGGTATTCACGCCGCAGCGTGACGATATCCAATTGCTGTTCTGGCGCATCGACCAGGATGCGTGGCGGCTTTCTCAGGACATGATATGAGTGACAATCACCGCCTGATCCACAACGAGCCGTGCGACTGTCCGATCGGCGTGTGCATCGAAGGCATCGAGGATGACAGTCACTGCATCAACCGCCTGACCGGCGATGTTCACACCGCGCCGTGCGATGTGTGCGGTGATGGCTACACCTGGCACCAAGACGGCCAGTGCGTGCGCTGTGCGTGGCTGGCCAAGCGCGCTGCCGCAGAGGCCGAACAGAAATGCGCGTGATCGTTTGCGGCTCGCGCGACCACAGCAACGTCGCGTTCATCTGGTCCAAGCTCGACACACTCCATGCCGCGCGGCCATTCACCGCGTTCATGCAAGGCGGCCAACGCGGCGCCGATCGTATGGCGCGCGATTGGGCCAGGACCAAGCCAGAGCTAAACGGTTTGCGCTTTCAATCCGACGCGGACTGGACCAGATACGGCCACGCGGCCGGACCGATCCGCAACTGGCACATGTTGGAATGGAAGCCCGATTTGGTGATCGGCTTTCCGCTGCCAGGCAGCGTTGGCACCTGGGACATGTTGTGCAAGGCAGAACGCGCCGGCATCGAGCGGATTATCGGAGCATGAGCCATAGTGTTCCGGTCTATAACTCAGCCCGGTTAATGTTGCCTCAAGCGCACATTAAGTCGGTTAAGGTGCCCTCAAGGCAACATTAATGGACGGCCGTCATGTGGTTTTTCTTTTTGGTTATGATTGCCGTCGCTGCGGCGTTCCTTGGCCTATGGGCCTACCTGGCCGGCTATGACGCGGCGACGTTGACGCCTGGACCGAGCAATGAGTGAGCGCAGACGCCGCGCCGCGCTGATCCGCGACGCTCGCCATACCAAAGAGCCGGCCACACGAATTCCCGGCAAGCGCCGCAACACCGTGAAATGGTGCCGCGGCGTTCCAGGCCGCGCTCATGAGCCGGTATGCCGCGGCTATAGTCAGCATACCGGCACAACGTTTGCGCCGGAGTGGCGCGTCTTGGTGTGCGGCAGTTGCGGCAAGCACCTCGACTATTACATGCCGGCCCGTCTCCAATCGCTCCGCGCCGTCAGGCCCGACTGGGTGACGTTTTGACGGTCTGTTGAGGATGGTCCATCCACACAGCGACCAGGACGTTGAACAGAATCCAGATCGCGGCCCAGTTGGCGAGTATCACGCTCATGTCAGAGAACGCCCAAGCCGCGCAACATCGCCACGGTCATGGCCGATAGAAACCCCGGCAGCGCCACGAGCGCCACCAGTGGTACGTACTCTACGACGCGCCGCCGTGGCATCGGGATCGGCACCATCTCGCTGGCTTCCGCTGGCGTTATCAGGCGATCCTCGACCTGATCGACCAGCGTGCTTTCGCCGTCAGCCTTGGCCGGCAGTTGCAGCACGGTGACGAACTGGCAAGCCGACATGGCGTGCAGCAACAACACCTTGCCATCGGCGAACTCGACCGCGTCATGGTGGGTGTGCGCGACATCGGTATTGATTTGCCGGAAGCGTCCAAGCCTGGCTGTGGTAAAGGCAATGCCAAAGAGTCCGGCACGGGTGACTTGTTGCGCGAATGCCAGTTCGGTGCCTGGCATCAAACATACCGCGACACGAGGATCATTGATGTCGCACAGGCCGCCCGTGCCTGACGGGAATTTTGTGGTCATCAGCTTGTCGCCGATCGCGGCCTTTCTGGTCATCACGTTGTGTAGACTATAGTCGCACATTGTTCATTCTCCATTCTGGGTTATGACAGCATGGCTGTCGCTATGCGGAGATTAGGCGCCGTAATCTCCGCATCGTGGACCTTGGGGCACCCCGGCCCGGCGCCTTGGATCGGTTGATGATTGGTGGTGGTGTAGCAAAACTTCTTGGTGGCTTTGCTGTGCCGCGCCGGCATCGCCAGCATCATGATCGCGATGACGGCTGCTACCAATGCTATGACCAAGGGTTTCATCGGCCGATTGCCTTTGGCTGCAACGCGCCGGCAGACGCTGCGTTCCAAATCTGCAGCCGCGGTTCCTGCGGCTCGATCCATAGCTCAACATTTTCGCCGGCATGAGTCTTGATCGAAATGTATTCGATCGGGACCGAGCCGTCGCGGCCGGTCAGGCGCAACGCGGCATCGACCTTGTCCTTGAACTCGTTCCAGGTCATCTCACGCCGCCGCGGCGGCACGCATCGCCGCCACGATCTTATCTCCGGTGAAACCTTTGCTGTTATTCCAGGAACAGACGGCGCTTAGACCAGCGGTTGGCTCCCAATACAACGGGTCTAATCCGTAGACGAAACCCATGAGCCGCGTCCACGCGGCATCAAACAGCGGATTGTTTAACCAAGCGTGCGGTCCGCCCGGGTCATTGATTGCCAGGCCGATCGCCATGGCAGTGCAGACCTCACCGTCACTGTTCATAAACGTGTTTTGGCAGTGGCCGCGCTGCTCCATGATATCGGCGGCGCGGCGCAGCACGTCGCGGCCGTCCGGCTTCTGTCTTGGAGTTGGTAGGAAGAATTCTGGTATAGCGAACGCTGCGATCATATCGCGTTCAAACACCCTGGACACTGTGAAGCTGCTGCCAGACCGCGATGGTGGCACTGGCGTGACTGGCGACAACGGCGTGGTCGATAGCTCGCGCTCGACAAACATGGGACTGCCTTTCTGGCTGGTCCCGGCAACGCCGGGGCCAGACCCGGTTAATTATACGCACTCACCTTACGCCCCTCACAGAGGATAACAAGAGGTCATGACGGAAAAAGTTTCACCCCCCTCCCCTACCGGTCCAAGCGTCAAGAACGAGACCCGGCCGATCGGCGCCATCAAGAAAGACCCCAAGAACGCCAGGAAGCACGGCCGCGATCAGATCGATCAGATCGCCGGTTCCATCACGGCGTTCGGTTTCGTGGCGCCCCTGGTGATCCGCCCTGACGGGAAATTGATCGGTGGCGAGGCAACGCTGGACGCGGCCAAGCTGGCCGGCCTCAAGGATATCGATTGCCGCGTGGTCTCCGGTCTGAATGAAGCCGAGTATGCCGCCCTGGCCTTGGCGTTGAACAAGCTGCCGGAGAACTCCGACTGGGATGAGCGCATTCTGGCCGACACGTTGCGCGACCTGATCGGCAATGGCGGTCCCGATCCGCACCGGCTTGGATTCTCCGATAAGGAAATTCTTGGCCTCACCGGACCGGACGACGCGATTCTGGTGCGCGAGATCGAAACGTCAAGCGTGCAAGATGAGTTCTGGATCAGCGTGCGCGGCCCGCTGGCGAGCCAGGCCGACGCGCTGCAGGGCTTGCAGAAAGTCATGGCCGACATTCCCGGTATCGAGGTCGAGCTATCGACCATCAACGTGACCTGGTGATCGCGATGAACCAAGGTATGGCTACGATGGTTAAGACTCAGAAACAAAACAACAGCGCCAATGCGCTGACGGCCAAGGCCGAGATCAGGCGCAACGTATTAGACGCCATCGATGAAAGCCTGTCCGCGATCGACGGGCCGGTTAAAGTGTTTGACGCGTTCTGCGGCACAGGCAAGATGCACAAGGCGGTGTGGCACCTGGCCGAGCACTATACCGGCTGCGACAAGGAATGGGCGCGCGATGAGCGGCGTTGCTTTGTCGCCGACAATCGCCGCGTCATGCGTGGCATCGATCTGTCGGCGTTCAACGTGTTCGATCTCGACGCCCACGGCTCGCCATGGGAGCAAGCCTTCATCCTTGCGGCCCGTCGCGAGGTCGCGCCCGGTGAGACGATCGGCGTGGTGCTGACCGATGGCACCGGTCTGGCCATGATCGGCAATCATGTCGAGGTGGCACTGGCGAGACTTGCCGGCCTCAAGCCAGATGGCATGGTCGGCGTGCTGCGCCAGCGCGACGCCATTCTCGATCGCGCCGTGATCGGACTGGCCAAGGCATTGCATTGCCAGATCGTGGCGCGATGGCAGGCCGATGGCAAGAACGAGGGTCAGGCGCAGGTGCGCTACATCGGATTGGTTCTCAAAGGTATTTTATAACCCAAGGAGCGAAACGCTATGCCTATGAAGATTTGCTTTTATGTGTTGATGCTGCTCTGGCTCTTGTTTGGTGTCGGCGGCGGCCTGATGGCGTTCGGGCCGTACAGCCACGGCATCGGTCTGGCGTCGAGCCTGTTGCAGTTTCTGTTGTTCGGGCTGTTGGGTTGGAAGGTGTTCGGCCGTCCGGTCGAGGGTTGACGCAAAAAGAAATCCCGCGGCGTATATATACCGCCGCGGGACTATGTGTCAGATGGTCTTGATGCCGTCGTTCAACGCTTTGAGCGTGGCGGCGCGGACCTTGGGCAACGCTGCCAAGGCTTGATCGTTCTTGCGTTGCCAGTCTGGCAGACCGAGCGCAGCGCGCCACTTGCGCACCACGCGGTCGGCCGCGGCGTGACAGGCTTCGCTGTGGACCTGACCGCGATAGCAAGGCATCGCATTCTTTGGATCGGGCACGCCGCCAGACACGCTGTATGCGAACAGCTTGCCGTCGATCTTGATCGGCTTGCGCTTCTCATTCTTCATCGGGATATGAACGGTCAGCGTTTCTTGTTCGCTGACCATCTCATACTCGACACCGAAAACCTCGACCATTCTTTTCGCTTTACGGAATTCGTCGGCCCAGTACTTTCGGTGTTCCTCGTTCGGGTTGGCCGGTGGATTGTAGGTCCGGCGCGTGATGTAGTCACAGAACGATGAGTTCTTGGCGGCCCGGTAGGCGGCCGATCGCAGGATCGGTTCGGCATCCTCGACGCGCAGTGTGATCGTGACTATGTCTGTCATGACCGCACCAACAGCGAAGCGTCGAACAGGTACTCAGCGTAGGGCTTGCCGTTCGGTGCAATACCAGCTTCGCGGATACGGCATGAGTGCGTGCCCATGGCGGTCACCTCGTATTTGGTGTCACCAACGCCACCACCTGCCAGCTTGACGTGGACGATCTCGCCAACGCCGATAGGCTTTGACTTCTTGGCCATTGTGTTTCTCCATTCACTTTTCAAACAGCGTGGCCAGGAACCATTCCTGACCTGATATTTGTATTTTAGCAAATTACAAACACGCGTGCGGGTTGAGTTGCGAACATCAATGGGTTAGCGGCAGGTTTCGCCCGCAATCATTGGAGAAAATAATTCGGTTTGATGCTTGATCTGATAAGGTTTGCGTCACACGCGAGACGCGAGCGCAAGCGCCTTGAATATCAGGTCGCGTTCCGCTGGCGAGAATGCCGGTTTGTTGGTGCGCGCCGCTGCCAAGGCGTCGGCTATTGCCGTCGCGAGATCGCCGACCGTGAATCCTGCATCATGCACAGTTCGATCCGCCAGTCCGTTGCCTATCGCGAGATCGGCGGTGCGCTGTGCAGAGTGCGTCGGCGTGGCCGGCATTGTCGCCAGCGCGATGCGCTCGCGCAAATCGATAAGGTTGATGGTGTCTGCCATTTACTTGCCCCTCATCGTGCATGGTTTCTTGATCCACGTTGCGGCGTAATCATGCATGCCGGGCCAAATGGGAATGTCTATTGAAGATTCTCGACCAAAGCAGCGGTCCCGATATTGCCAGGTGCTTGGCTCCGCGCAAGCGCTTTCCTCGATGAGTATGGCGCGACGGCCTACTGTCATGGCCTGCAGCGCATAACGCAACCAAGTTGAGCCCAACGTTGGCCAAGCGCAGAACACATTGCGATCAGGAAAGCGCCGCACCGCTTCGGTGGCATTCATCGTCAGTTGATTGGCATCATAAGCGCCAAAGACAAAGCCGTAGTTTTGGCGAAGCGCGTCGGTGCCGATGACATCAATGCCGCGGTGGCGCATCAAGGCGGTGATGTAGCCGCTGCCGGCGCCGACCTCCAAGATCGGTTGATGGCATTGAAGCTGGTCAAGCAGTTCGCGCGATGGGATGACAAAACCGAACCGATGGATTGCTGTGTAACGCACGGTGTGCAACAGCATTTCCTTATGCATGGATTTTTCATCAAACGCAAAATCCCAAAGCCGCCGTCCGGCGAAAGCGGTGCCGAATTTATGGATGATGTCGGCGTAGCGCGGCACCGGTTAGCCATCGGCCCATGCTTGCATTGCGGTCATGATGGCGCAGACATTCCCTGGATCGATGTCGTACTTGGCGCACAGAATTTCGATGCTATGGCTGGAAACTTTCAACATCCGATATCAATGTTTTGTTGATCCATCGTCGTCCTCCGGCACCAGCATTTTGCCCATGCTCATGTCTATCCCCACGCCTGGCGGAATGATGCCCCGGCGCTTGGCATCGGCAATGACGCGTTCCAGAATTTCCTGGGCTTGACGCTCAAAGTGTGCGCGCTGTGCAGCGGGCAGGTCTTGCAGCAAGTCATGTATGCGGAGCGGCGTGAGCCAGTTGAATAACGCGATGGTGAACAACGTCCCCGACAGCCATGCGTCGGCGACGTTGAAAAACGGCAATGGAGTTGTCAGGCCGGCTGCCATGACCACAGCGGACACGACCAGCATCATTGCCGCCACACAGTAGCGGCTTTTCAGTAATCGAAGCGTCGCGGCGTCAATGCGTTCGCGGAGTTTCATTGCGGCTCTCCCTCATTCATCAACCGTTCAAGCTGGTTGCGGGCGCTGGCGCGCACCGAGATGGCTTGCACAAAGGCGATACCGAATAGAACGAAGGACGGCATGAGACTTACCAAAACTTTGATGTCGCAATCTGCTGCATAGATCAGCGCCGCGGCTGAAACAACGGATAGCAGTTGCATGGCATAGCTCTCCCTGATCATGAACCGATCGTGCTTTATGAGCATGGCGCGCAACTTGGTGATATCGTCCTCGGTCGGCGTCATGCGAGATCGTCACCCTTGTCGGCCAGCAGCCTGGTGCGTATTGCCGGCGAGAGAACAGCGTAGCGCTGCAATGTCCGCGCCAGTTCGTCGAGATGCATAATGTAACCGCGCCGCTTTTCGATCAAGTCGGGCCAATTGCCAATGTCAGTCACTTCAATCTCCCTACTTTGGACGGTTAACCGGCAGCTTCCGGTCGGGCCATGCGCGGCCATTTTTTCGGGTTGGCGTTTTCCTGCAAGCAGCGCTCGCAGCTTGGGCACAGGTCGTAGAGGCTGTCCGCCCCCGCGTTGAGGGAAATCGTGACCGACTTAAAAGACGGCGGCGCTTCACCTTCCGGTCGCGTGATCAGTTCCTCCGCATCGCAACCGTCGCAAACAACAAAATGTTTATGGCCCATTTCAATCTCCCTGCTTTGGACGAGCATGTACCTATTTCGATGTATGCTTCGGCCCGTACCTGACAACACCTTCAACCGTTGTGGTGCTGGTCAATTTGTAAACGCCTATTTTATGGCGTTCGCCCATCTCCGCGAGATCGAGCACACTGTCCGCTGGATTAAAATAATACGTCCCGTCGCGTTCCTGCTCGATCTTCACGTATAGAACTTTCGGAAATTTCTTAGCCATTTTTAGTCTCCATGCTTGTCGGCGGTTAACCGGCAACTTTTTGCTTGTTCCGAATGCCGGCGAAGCTCCAAGCGGTCAACGATATGTGGTGCTTGATTGCCCACGCCTCGATTGCAGCGGTTACCATCTTCCCGAGATCGTCGCGCTGCTCATTGGTGGCGTCTATGAACTCGCCTTCGCCGATCAATTCTTCGTTCGTGCCTAGCAATGCTTCCAGAACCTCGTCACCGCCGAGCGATAAAGAAAAATCCTGCATCTGGCATTCGGCGACGACTTCGGCACCCTCGATCCTTGCAAATTCAAGGGCCTTTTCCAGCGTCTCAAATTCCTCCGAGAAACTATAATCATCATGGCTGACCATCCATCGCCACGGATATTCCATGTAGGGCGTCAGAACGGGCGTCGCTGATTCAAGCGGCAGCGCCGCGACGGTCGGTGCGGAAAGAACGGCAGTCGCAGCAGGTAGAGCGGCGGCTGTAGCGAGGAAGGCGCGACGGCTAGGCTTCATTTTGGTTCTCCATGCTTTGTCGGCGGTTAGTCGCCGCTCTCGTTGCCCCAATATAAGAGGCCGAGCTTGCGGCAAACGGCCCTCGCAAATTCAAAATATTCGGATTGTTCCAAGCCCCTATCGTCGTCAGTTTTGTAGATGGGCCATTCGTTCGTATTCAAGACCTCATCTACGACCTTTTGGATTTCTCGTTCTGTAACGTGAACTATCGACATGACTACATACGTCCTGTTACTCTGCTCCGTCGAGCCATGATCTAATTTCTTCGCGGTCGCGCTCGCTCAGTTCTTTTTTGAGTAGCGTCTTACCGCTGCCATCGTATTTTGGGCCAGCGATGCGATAGCCCATGCGATCATTACCGATGCTGATTTGAATTGCGCCATCGCAAGTGCGCTTATCCACCGTCAGGTAAACTTTCATAGGCAGCCCCTCAATGATGCTGCGGGACGCGCAGCGGGTTATGATATCCGGCCGGGAGAAAAGGTTGCAGGTCTTTTTTGACGTAGTGTTGCGCGCCCAGTTTGTTGGCCACCTCGCAAATGCGTAGCGTGTAGTCCTTCCAGTCCGTGGTCCTGGTCATCGGCAGATAGTTGACGCGGCCGATCTTGAACAGGTCTACGAACTCGTGGGTTGCTTTCACGATCTCGATCGAGGCATCGCAGTCGAGTGTCGGTTCTAAACTCACCCATGTGAAGATTCCAGCGTTGTGGAATTGCTCAAGTGCGTTGATGCGATCGGCCGGCAATGCGGCGTGGCGTTCCCATTTGCGTGAGAACGCGTCATCCAGCGATGTCAGGGTTGAGGCGAACGCGTCGCGGTCGGGGCGATAAAGGTCGATGTCAACCAGCGCCCGCGGGCCGTGTTTGGTCAGCACGCAAAATGCCAGACCGTGATTGCGGATAATCTCGATCGATGGCCTGGTCAATTCCGTGTTCGATGGATTGTAGACATCGGACGTGAATGAGAACATGCATTGTTCGGTGATGCCGGCGCGCATGTATTTGACCGCGTCGTTGCGCAGGTGCTGCAGATAGCTTTGTCGCGACACCGCGCCAGCGTCGAATTCTTTCCTGGTTTGCTTGGTGATCAGAGGCACATAGCAGTACGCGCAACCTGTGCCGCAGCCGCGGTACGGATTGGCGGCGAGCGGCGCGTATTCGCCGGCCTGGCCCTTCGGCGCGTAGATGTAGTTGCAGCCTTTGATCGATACGCCGTCCGGATTAACCGTGCCGCGATTCGACATCGCAATGGCGTGACGGTTATCGGTGTTGGCATCAAACAACGTGGCCATCAAGGAACCTCATCTCGCCCGTGGTTCGGGCGCTCTTGTTGGGGTGCGTATAATTACCCGTAAATATGCGCCTGTTGGCGCGCCTTTTCAAGGACGAAATAATCTCATGGTTGCCAAGAAACCTATCGATTACGTGGTGTTGCAGCGGGCCGGAATCATCGGCTGTACGCAAGAGGAAGCCGCTTTCATGCTGGGCATTTCCTTGACCGCGTTCAAACGGCACTTGAGCGACGATACCCGGTTCAAAGAGACATGGGGCGATGTCGAGGTCGGCCACAGGGCATCCTTGAAGCGCCTGCAATGGCGCTGGGCGCAAGGTCTCGACGCCGAAGGCCGTCCCATGGCCGGCGCGGCCGGCGCCGCCGTCGCCATGACCATTCATCTGTCCAAGCATCGTTTGGGCGAGACCGAAAAATCGCTGGTCGAAATGAACATGCGCGGCACCTTGGAGATCACCGGCCGCAACGCTGCCGAGGTGTTGCTAGAAGGCATCGATCCGCATCGCTTGACGTTGCCAGAGAACATCGAACTGTCGCGGCTATGCCGCCTGATCGACGAGAAAGGCAATCCCGCATTGCCAAGCCGCGAGCGCCATCGCTTGCTGGTGCTGATCGACAAGGGAATACCGGAACAATCGGTCGAACCGGATGAGGATGCGGAGGTGTTGTTGTTGCCGCCGCCCGGTGCCTACGCGCCGTTGCCGGCTTGAAACACCATGGCTCTGCTCGATCGGTTCGGTAACGACGCTCTGGCTTTTGAAGGCTCGCTGGGCGAGTTCATGCGCGCCGGCTGGCACAACGCGCTTGAGACCGCAGAATATCAGACCAACTGGCACATCGACTGCATGGCGGATTATCTCACCGCCGCGGTCGATTGGCAGATCAAGGGGCCGCTGATCATCACCATGCCGCCGCGGCATATGAAAAGCATCGGCATCAATGTGTTCCTGCCGGCCTGGGTTTGGGCGCAGTCGGTGCCTGACAAGGCGCAGCGGCGCGGCCTGTATATCAGACCTGGCTCATGGCGCGGTGCCGGCACCCGCATGGCGTTCATCAGCTACGGCCAGGAACTGTCGAACTTGCATTCGACGCAGTGCCGATCCCTGATCGAATCGCCGTGGTATCAGAAACGATGGGGCGACCGTTTCAGTTTGCGCGACGCGCAAATCCAGAATTTCACCAACTCGGTCGGCGGCCGGCGCCGCGCCATGTCGGTCAATTCCGGCCTGACCGGATTTGGCGCGAACATCATCTGCATCGATGACGCGCACAACATCGAATCGAAAAGCTTTGAACTCGATCGCGTCACGTTCTTGAGCAAATGGGACAACGTTCTCAACAGCCGATTGGATGATAGAAAAAACGGCATCTACATTATCGGCATGCAGCGGTCGGCCGAGAACGATCTGGTCGGCCACATCCTGGCGCGCGAGTTCAACGGCGTGCATGTGTGTCTGCCGGCCGAATTCGAGCGCCACCATCCGCATGTGTTCACAGTGCCGGCCGCGCCCAAGAATCCGCGTGCCAAGAAATCGCCGCAGGTCAAGCGCGTGACTGATACAAGTGCCGGCACCGATGGCGGTCCGAAGCTTGGCGAGGTCTGGCACGACTGCCGCAAGGCAGGCGAGCCGCTGTGGCCATCGCGCTTCCCGATCTCCGCATTGCGCGACATGCAAGCGACCATGTCGAGTCATGCTATCGCCGGCCAATTCCAGCAACGCCCCACCGCGCCGGAGGGCGGCCTGTTCAAGCGGGCCTGGTTCGACAATCCGGTCCACATGATTCCGGATTTCTCCCGGCTCGATATGTATCGCTCCTGGGACACCGCGGCGTCGCCGGAGACGGCGAGCTATACCGATCCGGATTATACGGTTGGCGTCTTGCTGGCGCGCGACCGGGCGACGCGGGTCTTTTATGTGATCGACGTGGTGCGTGGCCGGTGGGGTCCGGCTGATCTGGAACGCGTCTTGGTCATGCAAGCGGCCATGGATGCGGCGCAGCACGGCAATGGGGTCAAAATCAGAATACCCAAGGACCCAGGCGGCGCCGGCAAGTTCCAGGCACACACTTTCGTCGCAATGCTGCAGGGCTATTCGATCTGGGTCGAACGCGAGGATTCCGGCACTGGCCCATTGACCACGGCGAAGATGCGGCGCGCCGAACCGTTCGCCGCGCAATGCGAAAACAATCTCGTCAAGCTCCTGGTCGGCCATTGGAACCAAGCCTTCATTGACGAACTGTGCAGCTTTGGCCCGAAGTCCGCGCACGCCGACCAGGTCGATGCGGTGTGCGGCGCGTTCCGCGGCCTCACGTCAGGTTCCTCGATCGCGGCGGTTGGCGCTTAAATGTCCGGCTGGCCCTTGACTTAGTCTGCCGGATAGTATATAAGCGCTGCACAAACTGACGTAGCTGCGTCCGCCCCGAAACCCGCCCCACAAACGGCGGGTTTTTTCGTTGTTGAGCGTGGCCGGGAGTGCGTGTCATGTAAATGATCTGCGCCTTTCACATTTCCATGTTGTCTGTTCGTCCGGCTTGGTCCGTGCCGCTGAGAGATAGAGAATCGGATCGCGAATTTGTTAGAGGCTACGCCAATACAACGGCACCCCGACAAGGGATACAGTGGCACGATGAGTTGTGGCGCATCACATGGCGACCAACGACAAAGCGTGCAGCCTCTTTTTTATTTTGGTTTGCGCCGAGTCCGCTATAGGCGGCAGTGACCGGGACGCCTCAAAAGCAATCGTGGCCGCCCGATCCCGGCGTCGATCTATTTGTTCCAGAGTAGTTTGTATGTCGGTTCGGCCATTGCAGGGCCAATCTGACATATATATTACTCCAATTGATTTATCGCGCGGTGGAGCAGTCCGGTAGCTCGGTAGGCCCATAACCTACAGGTCGTAAGTTCAAATCTTACTCGCGCAACCACATGATTGGCGTTGACCGTTCTTGCTTCGTTCTATACGATCTAACCATGCCGATCAAGGACCTTGCAGCCAGGAAAATCTATAGCCGTGCTTATAATGCGGCGTATTACGCCGATCCGCAACGCAAGCGTCGCCATCGTAAACGAGTGCGCCAGAACGACGCCGCCAACCGTCCAATCTGTGAACAGTTGCTTGCGCACTTTCGGTCACATGGCTGTATTCGATGTGGTGAGCCTGATCCGATCTGTCTTGAAGCACACCACCGCGATCCCACTCAGAAACTATTTTCAATTGGATCGAGTCTTTCCCGGCGATGGCCATCGCAGTTTATAGCGGAACTGGCCAAGTGTGTTTGTCTGTGCGCAAATTGTCACCGCAAATTTCACGCCGGTCAATTCGATTTATAAAAGCGGTTCAAATCCGCTTCGCGCAACCAAACAAACACGGAAAGGGCCGCGTCAATGTCGTGGCAATTTCCGTGGAGCGGCGCACCTGACTGGGCGCTTGCATTGCAACGCTCGATCGATAACGCCCAACAGTCCCTTGCCCAAATCGTCAAACAGGAGATTTCCGCCATGGCTGCCATCGACGATCTCAATGCTGCCGTTGCCACGCTTGCAACAAACGCCGCTGCGCTCGATGCCGCGGTGCAGACCGAACTCGCGGCACTGACTGCCGCGGTCGCGGCCAACAATCCCGCTGCCGTCGAGGCCGCCGTTGCCAATATCTCGGCCGCGTCTACCAAGCTGGCGGCCGATACCGCGTCCCTTGCCGCTTCCGTCGCACCGCCGCCCCCGCCCCCGCCCCCGCCCCCGCCCGCGGCGTAACTTATTCCTGTCCCGCCATTTTTGCGATGGCGTATGATCTGGGACCGCGTCATTCGCAGTGCCGCGGTCCCCACCATTTTCAGTTTAAGTTTGCCGCGCTTTGCTCAGCCAGACTGTGCAAATAGCGCTTTCGTCAAACCGAATTCATTTTCACCAAACACATTTCAGGTCCCAGCCAATGTCAGGTCTCACCAATTATTCCGCGCCGAACATCCTGCAGAACCTGACCGGCTTGTCCGGCGTGCCGGCTACGCCCACGGTGTGGCTCGCATTGTTCACTGCGGTCGGCACCGATGCCGGCACCGGTTTTACCGAGGTCTCGACTTCCGGCACTGCTTATGCGCGGGTCCAGGTCTCCGGCACCGCGACCGCGGCCAGCACGATCTCGGCATCTTCGCCGACCATTACCGGTCCGAACGTTTCGACCGTGCCGTGGATCACGGCATCGGGCAACTCCGGGCTGGGCTGGGCCGTTTACGATGTGACCAAGGGCGCTTATCTGGGCGTTCTCACGTCCTGGATCGGCACCACCATCACGTTGAATGCCAATTCGGCCAGCGCCGGTTCCGGTTCGACCGACGTGTTGCTGTTCTCCGCGTTTGGCGTGCCGAGCGGTACTGGTCCCTCGACCGATACCAACGGCGCCATCATCACCTTCGCGCAAGCCACTGGCGCCGGCTGGGGCACCGTCATTGCCTGGGGTCTTTACGATGCGGCCACGTCCGGCAATCTGTTGCTGTGGGATTTCCTCGGCAACTTTGCCTGGCAGCCGGTGTCGATGAGTTCGGTCGGTTCCGGCAACGGCGGCGTGATCACCGGCAAGGCGTTCGCCACGGCATGGGCCAGCTTCGCGGCCGGTGCGCCGGTTGTTTGTTCGGTCGAGTTCGGCGGCACCTTCCCCACCGTGACTCAGGCCGGTCCCCTCACCGGCTATACCGTGTCCTACGCGGCCAACAACACCACAGATACGTTCACGCTGTCATCGAGCGCTTCGGCGCCTACGTCCGGCAACGCGGTATGGACCAGTTCCACCGGCAATTTCATGTGCCGCGAGATCGTCCAGCAATCGATTCCGGCCAATGTCATCGCCAGCTTCGCCGCTGCCGCCATGACGCTCAGCGCCGCGTAAAAACTCAGTTTGAGTTTTCCGATTTTTGTCAAGTCGTATTTGACTAAGTCATAGCTTCGCAAACCGTGCCAGGCGAAGGGAGCCATCCCCGCCATGAGCAATCCGGCATTTCTCAATCTGGTCAAGCAGTTAAGCTCGACCACCGGGACCGGCACCACCATCGCGCTCGGTGCGGCCGTTGCCGGCTTCAATACCATTGCGCTGGCTGGCGGCGTTGACGGCACGACTTATCGGTTTGCCTTTCACGACGGCGTCAACTCCGAAATCTTCTCGGCGGTGTATCACTCCGGCGCCAACAACCTGACCGGCCGCACGACGCTGGCTTCGACCAATGGCAACGCAGCCATCAACCTGACCGGCAATCAACAGATCATCGTCTGTGCCGCGGCGGAAGATGTCGCCAACTTTCTGCAAGCCTCCAATAATCTTTCGGACGTGGTCGCCGCCACCGCGCGCACCAACCTCGGCCTCGGCTCGATCGCAACGCAAAGCGCCGCCAACGTCGCGATCACTGGCGGCACCTGGACCGATACCACGTCGGTGGCCGGCAACGCCGGGACGTTCTATCTCGGCAATTATTTCGGCTTCACTGGCGGCACGGGTGTTGTAGATCGCTTCAATCGCGTGTTTATCGGTCCGGCCACGGTATCGTCATCTGATCTGGCGACCACGCCACCATATCTGCCGACCACCAAGTGTTGGTTGGATTCGCTTACCGGTTTGGCTTTCATCGGTGCAGCGCAACTCGGCATTCTCAGTACGACCGGCGAGCTTGCCGTTGTCGGTGCCGCGCGAACTTCCGATTTCCGAACCTGGGCCGGCAGCGCCTCAAGTGGCTCCGAAGGACTTACCGGCGTCGGTGTCAACGATGACACCCTAAGCCTGGCGACCAACGGCACCACGGCCAGCGGCAACGCCACGCTTCATTTTGCTTCCGTGCCGGCCTATGTGATTAACGGCATGCTGATTATGGACTCGACCAGTCCGTCCGTCATTCCTGCCGCCACCACCGTGCTATCGACTACCAGCACGACGGTTGTCATGTCGGCCAACGCCACCGGGGCAGGAGTCGGCAGCGGCAACACGATTATCTTTGGCGCCACTTCGATCGCAGCCGGCATCGTGGGTCTTGTTTTCCGCCTGGCTGGCGCTGGCGGTGAAACGCTCAACCAGTTCGACGCCAACAACGGCGGCTCGCTGATCGATGAGGCGCCGTTCACTTCAAATACCGGTGCGACTTACGCTCTCGGCTTAACGTCAGGGGCGTACCCGTCACTTGTCGCCAACTCACCCACGGCAGCTTGCTACATAGCGTCTGGCGGCACCAAGCCGTTCCGCAAGGGATTCTTGTTTTTCGACGGCGCCTTCGACACCGCTCTCGGCGCTGGCGGACAGGGCGTTGCTGCCGAAATGCGCCGCGGCCACTCATATCGATGGCTCAACTCTGGCGGCACAACTGATGCAGAATTCTGGGGCGATGCCTTGGGTCTCAATATTGTCGGTACGACCACCAACAATAGCGCTGCAGCGGGTACAGTCGGCGAATACATTTCCGCTTCCGTTGCGGCGGCCTCGCCGTCATCGCTGACGACAGCGACCCCCATCAACCTGGCCTCCATTTCGCTGACGGCTGGCGACTGGGACGTTGACAGCAACGTAAGTTTTGTCGGCAACGGCGCCGCCACGATTTCATTTTTGGGGTCGTCAATCTCTACGACCTCGGCCGCCCTCGATACGACAACGCCGGGGCGTTACTGTGCGGCCGGTTATCCCAACACGATATTGGGCAGCTACTCTGGTATTGTAAGTTCTGTCGTTCCTAAAATTCGGATCAGTCTTGGTTCCACCACGACGGTTTATTTGGTCGTAGAGGCAGTGTTCGGAGCCGGTACGGTCTCGGCCTGGGGCATCATTTCCGCAAGACGCGTTCGCTGATACCGGGGGTTACCGCGCAAGAGTGAGGTCTCAATGTCAACGGTCAGAATGCATGTTCTGATCGACTTGCAGAATGCCATCACGTATCTGGACGGACAGGTCATCCAAGGCCAAAAGGTCGCCGACAAGGCGAAGCTCAAGCCGGCCACACGTCTGTTCCTGCGCAACGTGCTGGGCATCCTGCAGCCGGTCATGAAAGCCTACGCCGACGAACTCGCCGATCGCGTTCGCGATATTACGGGCGGTGCCGGCACATTTACCCCCGACCAACAGGTCGAAGCCAATCGTATCGACGGCGAGCTTCGCGCGCTCGACATCGAGATTCGTCTGCCCAAGAAAAAGCTGATGGTCGAGGAATTGAACATCGAGGACAACCAGACGCCGATCACGGTGCTGCGCGGCCTTGAACCTGTCGTTGATTTTCCCGCAGACGAACTTGAGGCCGGCGAGGCCGGCGAGACCGGCAATTACCGCGACATATTCAAAACAACGTTGCGACAACCAGCGCATGGAGACGTGGCGCAGGCGGCATAACCACGGAGCCGTCGCATGTTTTTCGGCCCCGGTACGTTCGGTGAGGTGACCTTTGGCGATGCCGGGCCGGCCACGGTCCAGGCGCTGCAGGCCCAGGCAACGACCGCACTGTCTGGCCGCAACTCTGCCGCAGCGCGTGCTGTTCTTAGCACAACAGGATTGCTGGCGTCGCAAACTTACGCCACGACACCAAAACTCGTCGCCATTCTGTTAGGTCGCCTTGGCGTCGTGGTATCGGCCGTGCTGGTGCCGCGCGGCCTGCTCAGCATTGGTGCGCGCGGCATAGCCGCGTTGCGCTCCATCGTCAACTTGGCGCCGCTTGTGCGGTTGCGTAGCCTCGGCGCGTTGGCGGCAACAGCTTACGCCACCTCGGCAGCCGGTCTTGTTTTGGCCGCTCGTTGCAATGCTGTGCTGGCCGGCACGACGGGCGGCAGGGCCAAGGTCAAACTGACTGGCAGCGCCAGCGCTGTCATGTCGGCGGCGTCATCGGTTCGTGGCACGCTGATACTTTTCGGCCGTGGCGCGGCGGTGTTGTTCGGCCCATCCTCTTATCTGCGCGCCATCGCCTCGCTCACGGCGCGCCTGGCAGCGGCCACGTCGGGTTACGTCACGCCGCGCTGGTCCGCGTTGCTCGGCAGCCGCGGCGCCCTCGCGCACCTGGCGCGCGGCACAGCTTTTGGTCGCCTTAACCTTGCCGGCCGCGTCGCTTCTGCTATCAGTCTAGTGGCGACACCTGGCGGCCGGTTGAGGCTGCAAACCGTGACCGGCTTGGCTTGGTCCGGCACGTTATCGCTTACTGGAATTGTGAGCTTGCTCGGTCGCGCGCTCGGTGCCGGTGCCGGCCGCAGCGTGAGCGCACCACTGTTGAATTTATCAGCGGCGGCGTTGACTGGCTGGTCCGCCGCGTCGCCGAGTCGCTTCGCTATCGGTCTTGTTGGTCGTGGCGCAACGGCATGCTTTGGTGCGGCAACGAATGTTGCCGCCAGATTGCTCCTTGTCGGCCGCATCACGGCGTCAACTGTTGGCATCGCTGGCGCCAGCGGCACAGTGAGCCTGATCGGCACCGCGCTTGCCGCGCTGTCCGCCACACCTGTCGTTCGTTTGACGATCCAACTTTCCGGCCGCACCGCCGCGGCATGGTCCAGCATCGCCGCTGCGGTCAGCGCGACCTTGCCACTGGTCACCGCCTCGATCGCCAATGTTTCCGGTTTCACCGCCGCAGCACAGGGCCGGCTCACGCTGCGCGCCCTCGCCGTCGCTGCGGTATCCGCAGCAACACTTTCGGCCGGCTTTACGGTCACCCTGTCGGGCCGCACTGTTGCGGCAGTGTCGGGGACCATAGCTGGGTTTCGCTATACCGCGCATCTGACCGGTCGCGCCGTTGTCGCCTCGCTGGCCGGTGCCACGGCGCACGGCCGATTGCGATTGATCGGCACCGCCCGTATTGTGTTTGGTGCTGCCACGACTTGGCCATCGTCAGCAGTCGCCGCTGTCGTCACCATGTTCGGCCGCAGCGTCGCGGCACTTGCCGGCACCAAAGCGCCGCTCCGCGGCGTGGCGCAGCTTTCGACCAGCGCCGTTACGGCATGGACCGGCGCCAAAGCCTCGGTACGGACCCGCGCCATTTTAGTCGGCAGCGGACAGGTCGCACTCGCCGCTATCGCGGCAGTCAGTGGCCGCCTCAGATTGGCCGGCAGCGCCCGCGCCGCACTGTCCGCCACATCTACTCATCGCCTCACCGTTGCGCTATTGGGCCGCGGCACTGCGGCTTTGTCGCGCGCCACATCAAAGCTTGGCGTCGCGCTTGGCCTGTTCGGCAGCACCGTTGCGGCTTCGCTGGGCGGTGTCGCGCCGCGCTGGTCAGCCAGGCTACGTGGCCGCGGCTTCGTCGCGCAACTGGCGCAAGGCGGCGCGCTCGGTCGCATCGGTCTGGCCGCTCGCTTGGCGTTACGCGTCGCTTCGTTGGTGCGCCCGCGAGGCCGCGTGGCACTCACGGCAGCCATTGCCATCGTCACAATCACCACCGCGCCGCTGCACCTTGCGGCCCGTGTATTTGGTCGCGCCGCGGCGCGGATCGTGGCCGCCGCGTCACCGGCATGGAGCCTGATTCTGTCCGGTCGAGGCCGGCTGCGCATCGTTGCGATGACGCAACCGCACGGCCGCGTCGCACTGGCCGCAGCACTGCAGCTTGCCGGGCACGGCGTCGCGACGCTGTGTACGCCTATCCTGGTGACGCTTGGCAAGATCGTCGCAATGGGTCGCATCCCGTTGCTGCGCTTGTTCGAGATTTTCTTTGCCAACCCGGATTGGATCACCACACCGGCCAAAAGATCGGCCATTTGTGCCGCCGCGCCGCGGGTCGCGCTCACCGTGCCGTCGCCGCGCTCGCGCGTTACGCTGGCGCCGCTCGACGCCGCGCCGAGCAGCGGGCCGTTGTCGCAACTGGTCAAGTTTCTCGTGGCTGTGCCGTCTTGGCTGACTACGCCGTCGCAACAAATCACCGTCAGCATGCCTGCGCCGCGCGTCATGGCCACGGTGCCGCAGTCTCGCCACACAGTAACGCTGGCGCCGCTTTGAATGCGTGTTTAATTTTTGGAGTGGTGCATGGCCGGGATTCCGACGCAAGGCACGGCAACGATTCAAATTCCGCCCGACTCGACCGGCAAGTTCGTGCTGAACGTGCCGATCACGGTGCCTGCCGGAACCGTGCTGACCAATCTCGACGGCAGCACCACCACCTTGACCGTCGATACTATTTTCTACTGCCAGCAGGTCGGCATCGTCGATCCATCGAATCCGCTGGGCCGTGTCGCGGTGGTAAATGGTGCGCCCGATACCGCCGCCTATGGTGCGGTGGTTCGTCTGCCGGCCGGCCAGCCCGATCTCAGCGACATAAAAACTCTACTGAGCCAAATCCTCGCTGTGCTGACACCAACCCTTTAAATACGAAAGTAAACACGCCATGGTCGCTGTCACGGGTCGCACCAGTCGTAGCCTGCCGCAGGTTTTTTCCGATGCCATTGAACAGCCGGAACGAATCGATCGCTACGGCGGCACGATTGTATCCTCGATCGTGCCGACCAAGCACCTGTTGGTCGATGAGGGTTCATATTTTACCGCAGCGACATTGCCGGCCGCAACGTCGTTGCAGCTTGGCCTGAGTGCCTCGTTTTCGGCGACCGCTACGGCTCTGGTGATTCAAAATACAGATTCGCCGACCAATGCCGCGGCCAAGCGAATTTTCCTGGATTACATTCATCTCGTTGTGGTCACCGCTCCGACTTCGTCCTCGGCCTGGAACTACGCCACCGTATTGGACTCGGTCAATCGCGCCCCATCCACCATCGTCGCACTTGGCTCGCCTGCGACCGGCGCCGCGTATCGCATGCCGACGCAAAACACCAACATGGATTTAGTAGCGCCGTCGATCGCCGCCCCATATTTTCCGGCATCGACCGCGGGCGGTACGCCGGTCGTTGTTCCAGCGGCTGGACCCAATGCCCGCACCATCATCGGCGGCGGTCAGATCAGATCAACCATCCCGATCGTGGCCGATGATTATCGTTTTGTCTTTGGTCCGGCCGATTTTCCATTCAACGCAACACCCGCAGCGACGGTGTCAAACATTCAATTGGTTCACGCCCCCGTGGCCCTTGGTCCGGGGCAGAGTTTCTTGCTGTATATGTGGGGCCTCGGCAATATCACGGCTGGCATGGCGTTCTCCAATATCGACATGGGTTGGTGGGAGCGCTAAATGAGCGTCGCTTTAGCTACGCCTGCGCAACTGGCACAGCTATCAAATTTCGTGGTGCTGATGCGCAGCGCCGTGTCGATGTTCGCCAAGAACATGGACACCATGAACGCGCTGGTCATGGCCTGGAACGCCAACATCTCGGCGATCGTCGGCGTGCCGGTTGGCACGACCGTCATTGACGCCACCGGCCTGGCCGGTGCGGTGCCGCTGACTGACACCACGGTCGCAGCCCTGGTCGGCGATCTCCAAGCGATCCTGGCCACCTATTACACCACGGCGGCGCAGCAGCTTTATACGACGGTCTGCGGACCTGGCAATGTGAGCTAGCGTTGTGTCGGTCAATCCAACAGCCGTCTGGCGGTCGAGACCCAGCGGCTCCAACGCCAACGGCGGCGGCTTCGACGCCGGCATCGCCGGCGCAGCGACCGATTACTCGCAACAGAATGCGGCGCAGGCCAGCGGGAGTGCCGGAACCGCGACTGGAACGACGACATTTTCCGACTCTGTGGCGGCTGCATTCACCGCTGCGATGGTTGGAAATTGCATTCAAATCACAGTTGGTTCCGGCTTCACGCCAGGTTGGTATTTTGTCACCGCGTTCACCAATTCAACGACCGTTACGCTTGACCGCTCGCCAGGTACTGGCACTGTAGCCGTCTGGAATCTCGGCGGTGGCTGGGCCGACTTTTGGACCAACACCAGTTCGAGCGGACCACTCGTTCCCGGCAATCAAGTTCTTATTCTCGGCAGCGGTACGCCCACTCCGTCGTCATACACCTACGATTATGTATTTTCTGCTTTGACCTCAGTTGCCGGCGATCTGACGAACGGTAACATTCTATTTGCCAACGACCCGGCTACGCCCGGATACAAGGCGCCACCCGACGCTAGCGGCGGCATGCCGGTCATCCAGTGCAACGCATATTGGAACGTTAGCACCAACACTTTGATCAAAGGTTTGTATTGGGTATTCTCTGGTACATCCGCAAACCAGGGAGTCGTGTATTGCGGCGCTAATACCGTCACAGCGATTGGTTGTGTGTTCGACCAATTTGGTTACGACACAACGTGCGTCGCCGGAGACGGCGCCAGTCTCATATCGTGCGAATTATTTTCATCGGTTACGCCTGGATCAAACGGTTCTAACGCCGCCGCTGGTCTAATCGAAAACGTCTTGCAATGCAATATTCATGACACAGTTGGAGGGGGTTGGGCTAGTTGGTATGGGTTTGTAATCAATACGATCGTTGCCAAATGCCGCGGATACGGCATAGGTCTACGAGGCGGTTCAATAATGAATTGCACGATCGACGGCAACCTGGGCAACGGAATAGAGTTTTATGGCGACTTAGCGATTTACGGTCAGGTTTACAACAACCTCATTTCCAACCACACCCAGCCAGGCACCTACGGCATGACGGTCGATGCCGGTACGGCGGCGACAAACGACCGGATCAAAGGCTTCATCGATTACAATGTTTACTACAATAACTCTACCGACGTGAACGCGATCAGCTACGGCCCGCATGACACCCACGGCGGCTCTAATCCATTTGTTGGTCAAGCAACCGAGAACTACACGCTGGCATAGGTAGGACGGCCACGCCATGACCGTCCTGACGCCAGCCAATGCGCTTCCAGGTATCGCGGACCCGCAGCATGGTTCTGGCCAGACCAAAGTCACCGCCTATCGGTATCCCGGCGCGGTGCAGCCGCTATCGACGACACCAACAGTTTTAACATCAGGCGGTGCGCTTCCCGGCATCGCTTTTCCGAACCACCTGGCTGGTCAAGCCCATCCGCAAAACTATCTGTTTGCAGGTGCGTTGCTGCCAAAGCTGGTCGCGGCAGTCTCCGGCGCGCCGTACCGCTATGGCGGTTTGTTGCTGGATTACTTTTTCAATCCGACCACCAACTTGCAGGCGTCGCTGCGCACCACCGTCGTTGCACCATTGTTGCCGGCGCCGCGGCTCAATTTGTCCGCAGTCGATATTGTCGGGCTTGACGCTAAGGCTGCCGCACACGGCAGCGCCGTTTTATCCGGCCGCTCCGCATCGACGCTCACTGCGTTCGGCCAAGCCAAAGGCATAGTCGCCATTGCGGCGCGGCTCGGTGCTGCGCTCGATGCGGCTGCGGCTGTGCCCAAGCTGGCATTGGCCATCACTGGTCGCCTGGCCGCTCGCGCGACCGGCCTGCCGTTACCACATGGTGCCGTTGCGCTGACGCTCGGCGGCGTGCTTGCCGGTGTAGCCGGTGCCTCGCAACTCTATCGTGCCAGACTTGGCGCCGTCGTTGTGCTTGTTACAACAGGTTCGCTCGCCGGTCGGGTGCGACTTGCCATGACCGCGACGGGCCGCGGCGCGGCTTGGCTCACCAGCCCGTTGCCGGTTCTGATCGCTCGCTTGCCTGCCGCGGCCATGATCGGCACCATGTTACGCGCCGCTGCACCGCGCGGCACCGTCGCGCTTATGGCCCGCGATCTTGTCGCACAGACCGGGAAAAATCTCGCCGCGTTGTTTGGTCGATTGACCGGCTCTGGCGCGCTTGCCAGCAAAACTTATGCGGCGCCGTCCGGAAAAGTTGCTATCGCCGGCTCGACCGGCCTCGCCGCGTTGAGTCGCGCCGTGCCGATCGGCACAGTTGCGTTGGCGTTACGCGGCACCCTCGCTGGTGCGGCTGCCGCGCTGCAACGCCATAGCGTGCGGCTTGGCGGCACGGCATTGGCCAGGGCCACTGGCACTATTCTCGGCCGGGCGCTGGTCGCCATTACGGCCGCTGGCCATGGTCGGGTGCTGCTTAAAAGCGCGTTGCCGGTTATGCTGGCGCGGCTCCCTGCCGCAGCCTTGATCGCTGCCACGATGAGCGCTGCGCCGCGTGGCGCGGTCGCACTGTTCGGCGCCGGCCGCACCGCGCTATTGGCCGCGCTGGTGCCAAGCGGCATCACGCCGCTGACCGTACTGATTGGCAAAACGCTCGCCGCGGTGCGCGGCACCGGCACAGCCTCAGTATTCAGTTTGCTGACGGCAGCAACCGGTAAAGGTCTTGTGGTGTTGCGCGGCTCTGCCTCACCCAGCGGCACCGTCGCCATTAAGGGTTTTGCTTCACTGGCCCAACGCGCCAGTGCCGCGACGCGTCACGCCGCGGCTCTGGTCGGCGCTGTGGCCGCCTCGATCATGGCGCGATCATCGGTGACGGGCCACGTTGCTGTCACCGGATCGGCGCGTCTTGCGCAATTCGGTCATGCTTCGCCGTCCGGCGTCGTGGCACTGGCCGCTCGCTTGGCGAGCGAGCTGCGCGCCACCACCATGGCCACGTTGGCGGCCAGGTTGCGCGGTTTCCTTGGCAGCACCACGATCACGACCGCAGCGGTCCGCTGCGCGGTGGCGCTAGACGGCGCGCTCACGCTGGCGGTGCGCGGTACGACCAATCTGACCACGCTATTGCCCACCCTTGCCATCGTGTCGCGTTCCGTCACGGCGTGGTTTGGTTCGGCGATTGCTTCGATCAAACAGATCATTCTCGGCAGTTCGCCGCGCTACGTCACGATGCCGCCGCTGCGCGTCACGGTCACGACCGGGTCTCAACCGACATTACAAGGGTATAACCCGGCCATGCCCTACGGCAACGATTTTTCCCCGATCGACGCCTCGGTCGAGAAGATCACACTGACATTTGATTTTGCGCCGTGGCTGATCGGCGGCGCGTATATTGAGTCCGCAACCGTCACCGTGGCCACGACCTCATCATCGATGACCATCGATCCAACTCCGGTGTCGCGTCTGTATGGGTCGCCGCAACTCGCCGCATCACCATCGACCGGCGCCCCAACCGCCGCGGTTCTGCAACAGGTATTCAACTGCTTGGCCGGATGCGTTTATTTGATCCAGGCCAACATAACAACATCCGACAACCAGGACTTAAATTTGGCCTCGCATCTGACTTGCGTCGCCGTGGAGTGAAAACATGAGCCTCATTCTTTTGATCTTCGTGCTGATCCTATTGTTCGGCGGCTTCGGCTATTTAGGCGGCTACGGCGGCGCCGGATATTACGGCGGCGGTGGCATCGGTCTGATCCTGCTCATCCTGCTGATCCTGTTTTTGTTCGGGCGAATTTGATGCCCGCCACGATCGCACAGCGCAACGCCGGCTTCGATGTCGCCAAGCGCGAGATGATTACCTTGCTCAATACCAAGGTTCCTGGCTGGGCGCGCGGCATGATTCCGCCCGTCACCGACGCTGAAATTCTTTCGGTGTCCAATCCGGTTTGTGACGCCGCGGTCGATGCAGCGGCGCCTGCGGCGGTAGTCGTCAAGTGATCTGAAAGTCCACAAGAAGGAGGTCTTGTTTCATGGATGCTACCCCCATTCTCAAAGGGTTCCGCACGATCGGCGTTGGCTTGGCCATCGCGATCGTTCCGGCCGCACTGACCTATCTGATCGGTGTCGATTGGACCCATCTCGTTGGCCCGAACGTCGCGATGCTCATCGCTGGCGGTCTGACCATCGCGATGCGTTACGTCACCGACACCACTATCTTCGCCAAGACCTAACCACGGTGCAACCAATGATCCGAACTCTTATCATGACGGTCGCGATCGCCAGCGTCCTAGCGCTCGGCGGCTGCGTCACTGATGGCCTGGCGTCGCATGTCGTTTATTACCCGAACCAATATTGTCTCGGTGCCAGTTGCGTCGTACCGCAGCCTCATCCGCACTGCTATGGTGACAGTTGCGTTACCATTCAACCAAACCGATTCAACAATTTAGACGATCATCGCGATCATCGTGATTTTCATAACGGCCGGCATTAAACGCGCCGGTTCGCTTGCCTGCTGCTCTCGTATCTTGCTCACCCATTGGAGGTCCAGACCATGAAACATATCAACAAGTTTGCCATCGCGGCTATCGTCGCGGCTGGCCTTTTGCTTTCGGCCTGCACCGTGACGGCCCAGGACGTTATCAACGACGCCTAGCTGTTCTGCGGTTTCGAGCCAACCCTGGCCTCGATCGCAGCGCTGCTGATTTCCGATCCGGCACTCGGCACCGCCGATGAAGCCGCACATCTGATCTGTGCCAACATCATCGCCCAGGCGTCGCCGCCCAGCGGCCATCTTGGCGCACGCCTTGGCACTACCGTGACGGTGCGGATCACCGTGCCCAGTGGCAAGGTCGTGCCGATCACCGGCACGTACACCAAGTAACCGCCACGCTCGAAAATCGGAGGTCATTTTTCTCATGGACAATATTCTTGTGTCTCTACTCACGGAATTGAAAGGCATTCCAGGTGCGCTTGAAGCCTGGTTTGCCAGCTTGACCATGCCGGGCTGGCTCAATCTGTCCGGTCTTGTGCAGGCGCTTGCGCCAGAGGAAGCCGCGTTGCTCAAGGGCATCGCCGCGATCGACGCCATCGTTGCCGGCTGGGCAGCCAATCTCGACGCCGCCGCCGTCGCGCTCGCTGCCCGCAATACGGTGCAGTACATCGATGGCTACGACGCCAACGGCGCCGTGGTGCAAATTCTCAATCCCGACTACAAGGGGTGACATCGTGGCCGCATCGCACAGCACAGGTGTGGTGCGGCCGTGATTCTCATCACGGCTTTGCTGGCGCTGATCAACGGCGGATCATTTGCGTCGCTATTGGCCGGCTTTTCGATTGCGGATTGGTTGGCACTCGCTGATTTACTGGTCAAGCTTGAGCCGACTGTCGCGGCGATGTTTCGCGCGCTCGATAACCCGGTCATCCAATCGATGTTTGCCGCCATCGATGCCGATCTGCACCGCGACCTGGTCGCGCTCGCGGGCCGAAACGCCGCGCCAACCATCGATGGCTATGATGCCAATGGCGCCGTCGTCGCCATCAACAATCCGGACTATAAGGGCTGATCGATGGCTGACCTGAAACGCGGATTGATTCTCAATCCCGGCGCGGTCAAGTTCGCGCTCAAAACGTACATCGATCGATCGGCCTTTCCCGCCGTGCCAGCGGTGTTTGGTCACTATGACCTGGTGCCGGCGAACGGCTGGGGTATGCTCGCCAACGATCGCCTGTCCAATTGCGTGCTGGCTGGTCGCGCCCACGAAACCATGATGCTCACCGCCGAAGGCGGCAACGCCGCGGTGTTCTCCGACGCAAGCGTGATTGCGGATTATGCCGCCGTCACCGGCTACGACCCGAAAATTCCCGGCAGCGACGCCGGCACCGACATGCTCAGTGCCGCAGAATACAGCCGCACCATTGGCATCCTCGATGCGTCCGGCAAGCGCCACAAGATCGCGGCGTATCTGTCGCTCGATCCGACCGATCTTACTGATTTGTTCATTGCCGATTATCTGTTCAACGCGATCGGCATCGGCTTGAATCTGCCGTCGAGCGCAGAGACCCAGTTCGATCTCAATCAGGTCTGGCGCGTCATGCCAGGTGCTACGAACATTGGCGGTCATTATGTGCCGTTTTTGGGCCGGCGTGCCGATCAAGGCTTGATGATCGTGACTTGGGGCGCCACCGTGCCGGCAACGCGAGCGTTCTTTGATCGCTACGCCGAGGAAGCCGTGGTGTATGTTTCGACCGAAGCGATGGTCAACCAGAAATCGCCGGAAGGTTTTGATTATAACCAGTTGATTGCCGATCTGAAAAACCTCGCCTCAAAAGGCAACACCCCGGTGATCACATGAGCATAATCGAAAAGCCGCTGATCCGATCCGCCATCATGGATGATGCCGCGCTCGACAAGTTGCCCCATCTCTTGGCCGACATTGTGCGTCATGATCGGCTGGTTCATTCGATCGTTGACGCTGCCGTGGTCATGCTCGATCGCGCCAAGCTGAAACCGATATTCAACCGCGCCCGAGAATTGCGCGCCGCGGCGCAGCGCAAATATCATCCGCGCGTCTCGGCGCCAGGCGGCGCGTTGGCCGGCGCATGATTTTCTAAACAACAACGAACGAGTTTCACATGGGGCGCCAGCCCCTGCGCGATGCTCGCCGATGACCTCCCGTCGAGCATCCGCTGCGGCGGGGAAAGAGTTTCACTGACTCGGCGCGTCATCGCGACCGGCAGACGATCGTTTGGTCCCAAGGGGCCAACCGCGCACCGGCTCCCCGCCGCTATTCTTTCGAGAAGCGTTGTTATGAAACGAAAATCTGTACTCAAAAAACCAGTGTGTCCCATGGTCGAACCAGCCGGTGCCCATACCGTATTGAGCAACATTCCAATTCCCGATCCGTCCGTGTTGACAGCCGCGCTGGTCGATCGCGCCATCTCTCAGCTTGATGCGCGGCTCGAAACCAGATTTAACAGCAACGAACACGCGACCAACGCGACGCACGAGGAAGTCAATCGGCGCCTGGTCACACTGCAAGAACTTATTCAAACCAAGCTTGATCTGATCGACGGCACCAACGATGAGGTGTTCAAGCGCATCGAGGTGCAGTTTACGGAACGCGACAAACGTACCGATCAACTCGCCTTGGCGTCGGCCACCGCCATCGCGGCGGCGTTGCAAGCGGCGAAAGAGGCGGTCGGCGCGCAGAACACATCGAACAGCATTGCCATTGCCAAGTCGGAAAGTTCGACCTTGGAATCGTTGCGCCAGTTGCGCGAATTGTTCATTTCGGAAAACCGCGCCACCAACGCCAAGGTCGATGACCTCAAGTCCAGGCTCGACAAGGGCGAAGGCAAAGGCTCGGTGACCGAACCGGCCAATGCCGAACTGTTGCGCACCATGCAATCCGGTTACGAATCGCTGCGCAGCGGTGCCGACAAAGGCGTCGGCGGGGCCGAAAAGACCATGCAGAACTGGGCCGTGGCTGCGGTGCTGGCCGGTGTTGTCGTGGCTTGTATCGGCATCATCAATGTCGCGCTGCATTTTGTTCATTAAATCACTCGCATTGCGTTTCGGTTCTTGCCACGACACAGGGAGCCACCATGCGCCGCATTCGCACCGTCACCACGCTGCACCGCGGCCGGCGCCTACGCGCCAATCATGGCATCCTTTATGATGATGCGATCTACTGTCCGAGCCTCGAAGATCGCATCGAAATTCCGTCCGGCATCGATCAGGTGGATTGCGGCGGCGGTGTCATAAAGACCGGCGCATGACCGTAGCCGATCCACCCAAGGTGCCGCGGCTCGAACTTGTCGTCATCGAATGGCAGGATCATTGCGGGACCGGTGAGTGGATCGATATTGACGATCTCGCCGACTACGTCACGACACAGAACACGCTGTCGATCTATTCGGTCGGTTGGATCGCTTACGAGGATGATGTTTGCTACGCGCTGGTCTCCGGCGTCATTCTCGATGGCCGTCTCACCGCCGTGCAAATCATTCTCAAGGCCGCCGTGATCTCAAAGACGGTATTGGCCAAGGGCTATACCGCGGACGAGATTTTCGCCGGACAATCAACACAAGGAACACTGTCATGTCAGACTGGGCCAAAGACGTAAGCGGCGACAAGACCCGTCGCACCGACCAGGTCGCCAAACAGGGCCAGGTCTCGATGTCGCCCGGCACTGGCGCTACCTCTGTTCAGTTGGCAGAGACCAACCAGGGCGGCAAGCATGCCGGCGAAAAGCTGGCGCCGGGTTGAACGATGCGGATCATTATTGCCGCGTTGCTGGCGCTCGTTCTGTTGTCTCAAGGCGTGAGTGCCGAAGGCATCACCGCGGCCGACAAGGCGCAAGCCTTTGCCGCGTGTCAGCGCGACGCCAGGCATTATTGCCTGTCGGCGTTCAAGGGCGGCGTGATCGAGATCGGCTCGTGTCTCGCCAAGCACCGCAGCCAAATCGCCTCGCCGTGTCAGCAATTGCTGGCGCAAGTCGGGTTTTGATCCACTACTCATTTTAACAAAAGGAATTTTGCCATGGGACTCCGTACCACGCTTACCGCGCTTGCCCCGACTGCCGGCACCAAAGCTGCCGCCGAAGCGGCCGGTGACGATCTCGCCGGCCTGTTGCAGGTGGTCAATCTGCGATTGACCGAAGCGGCCTACATTCTCGCCGACATCAACACACGTCTCGCCACGCCTGCCGGCGACACCACGTTTGCCACGGCGCTGACGCTGGCCACCGGAACCACGCTGTAACCGATGGATACGGTGCGCGACGTTCTGATCGGCTGTGCCATTGGTGCAGCGGTGATGATGGCGGTATGGCTGCATCATAATTCCGGTGTGGCGATACCGTCGCCCAGCGCCGCGGCGCCCGCGCCCATCGTGGTCGTGGTGCCAGCGCCAGCCGTACCCGTCGCGGTCGCACCGCTGGTTGCGCCGACATTGCGTCCCGTGATCGCGCATCCACCGTTACCGCGTCCGCGTCCCGCGGCCAGGCCCCCAACGCGCCATCGCCACGCCCCGACCATTTATCAGAACGGATGATACATCATGGCCGGTACGATTATTTTGGTTGGCGCTGACAAAGGCGGCACCGGCAAGACCATGGTGTGCCGGGCTGTGCTGGAATATCTCACGGCGCGCAACATTGCGGCTCGCGCGTTTGATACCGAATGCCCGGCCGGCGATCTGGTGCGGTTTGCAAAAGACGCCAAAATCATCGACATCGGCGATGTGTCGGGTCAGATGGCGGTGTTTGACACCATCAACGACACGACATTAACCGTGGTCGATCTGCGCGCCGGAACGCTGTCGCCAACCATCACTGCGCTCGACCACGCCAAGATGCTTGACGAAGTGCGCGCCGGCACCGTTAAGCTGGTGCTGGTGCATGTTCTCGGGCCAACCATGGCCAGCGTTGCCGAGATCACGGCGGCGGCGCAACAGATCGGCGGCGGTGCGCGGCATTTGCTGGTCAAGAATCATATCAACGCGTCGCAGTTTTTCGATTGGGATAATGGCGAGGCGCAGCAAGTCTTTGCCCGCATGGCCGATGTTACCGTCAATGTGCCGCAACTGACCGAGATGGCTTGTGAAACCATTCAAAAGTCCGGTGGCTCGTTTCTCGGCTTTGCGCAAGACCAGACCCAGTCGCGCGTGTTGCGCGGCTTGACGCGGACCTGGCTCGAATCGGTGTGGAGTGAATTTGACCGCGTGCGGCTGATCGACGTGCCGACGCTCGCCGACGTTGCGGTGCCTGGCTGACTCAACAGTCAACAACATCCGCATGTCATCCTGGCCAAGATCAAAGAGGACCTGGCCATGGGAGTGCGTACCGAACTGCATCATATCAATATCAATTTGAGTGCCGACCATCTGCAACGGGGTGTTGCTAACGCGCAAGACCTGCGCTCGCTGGTGCATTCCGCCGCTCTCAAGATCGGCGAAGCGGTGCGCGACTTGCAGGTCGTGGCCAATGCGGCAGCGCTGAGCGATCCTGGCCGCGCTGCGATCGAGGCGCAGATCACGGCACTGTCTTGACCGTATTGAAAATCAAAGGCACTTGACCATGGCGGGTATTCTCGACGTGATCAAGCGCCGTTTGGGCCGGCGCGGCAAAGAGCCTGACCGCGATACGGTGCGATACCCAAATCTCGTTCAATTGGGGCGCACCAACCAGCTCAACAACCTGGTCTACAAGGCAACGCCGCGCAACCTGCGCTATTTCTCGCGCACGCCATTCGTGCGGCGCGCCATGAACGCGATCAAAAACCCGATCAAGCTGCTTGAATGGGAAATCGCGCCGCTTGACGCCGACCAGGACATCAATTCCGAACTGCAGCGCCAGATCGATGTTTGCGAGACTTGCTTCAACACGCCGAACGAGGCCGACGATTTCCAGTCCTTCATTGAGGCGGTGATCGAGGATTACTTGACCGGTGCCGGCGCGGTCGAAACCCAGATCGGCGGCGACGCGTTGCGGCCGTTGTGGATGTGGCCGGTCGATGGCTTGTCGATTCAGATTTACCCGAAATGGGACGGCACGCCGACCACGCCGCGCTACGCGCAAACTGTCGGTTACGGTTCCGAGTTCGGCGGTGGCGATATCAAGTGGTTGCGCGACGATGAGCTAATGTATCTGCGGCCCAATCCGACTACGGCAACCCCGTTCGGTTACGGACCGCTGGAAATCGCATTCAGTTCGATCGCGCGTCTGTTGTCCACGGCAGAGTTCGCCGGCAACGTCGCCGGCAACGCCAAACCATCGTTCGGCATCGACTTTGGTCCGATCTCGACCGATGACCTGCAGGCCATGAAATCCTGGTGGCGCAACGATATCGAGGGTCAGGGCCTGGTGCCATTGTTTGCTTCGCCGCGCGCCCCTGACGGCAAAACCGACCGCGTCGAGGTCCTGAAATTCTATCCGGAAGGCGACGACGGCCTGTTCCTGAAATACCAGGAATTATTGCAGCGCGAATTGTGCGCCGCCTTCGATCTGTCGCCGCAAAATCTCGGCATCGAGCGCGATGTCAACCGCAACACCAGTGAGACCGCCGAAGATCGCGACTGGGACCAGGCCATCACGCCCACCGCCCATGTCATCGCCAAGACGCTGACGCGCCATTGCATTCACAACAAGCTTGGATTTTCGCAACTGCAATTCAAGTTTGTCGGGCTTGATCGCGAGGATGAGCAAGCCACCGCCGAGATCATGACCTCGCGCTACAAGAACAACTCGATCACGCCCAACGAAATTCGCGACCGCTTCGGCGAGGAACCGATAGATTCGGAATGGGGCGACCTGACATCTGCCGATGTCGAGATCGCATTGCAGGCGGCGCGCGGCGCCAAGGAAATCACCGACAAGGATTTGCCGAACGCGAATCCAACCGACGCCGCCGACGAACCCGCTGACGGCGGATAAAAACGTTGAGAGGCGGCCTATGGACGGCGAACCTCTTAACGGCAAATTCCAGTTTTCCAAGGCCAAGCGCCGCATCGTCAGGCCGGTGCATCGCGACCGGCATGTGCCGAAGGCGGCGCAGGCGGCGATCGATAAAATTCTGCGCGATGCCTTTGCTGATCTAACACAAACAACCGTGGCGCGGTTTCGCAAGGATTACGCCGACGCGGTTGGCGCCGTGGATTGCATCCCAGGACAGATAAACATCCTGGTCGATCCTCCTGACGAGAACATTTCGCCAGATGCGGAATGGACGGCGTTTCTTATTGAGATGCGGCGGGCGCGCAACCGCGCTACCGACGACGGCACGATCGCGGCGATCGATGGTTATATCAAGCGTGCCGAAATCGTCCTGCAAGGACGATTACTGCGACCGGTTCATCATCAGGTCGAGACCTGGCCGGCGCGTCACAAGGTTTCCGCGCCGCATCCGCTGGGCTATCAGGTTCGCGCCCGCGAGTTTTTCGATCCGTCCGAAAAGCCGCGGCCGGCGCCGTTGCGCGATAACGCCAATATTTTCGTCAATGAACTCGCCGTCGATGAGCCGCCCGGCAAGTCTCATAAGCTGGACGTTCGCAAAGGCGTCGGCGATGTTTGGAATCAATCCGGTACGCGTGCCGACATTATTCGGCAAGCCCGCGAGGGCGTTGTCAAACTAGGCGGCAATCAACAGGAATACCTGGCGATCGTCGGTCCGACCAAAGACAACATCACCACGGTCGGCCTCGTTGCTGGTGACGAACATTCGGCGGATTTCCCGCAATCGTTTCGTGACGCGCTGACCGGCGCTCCCGGCGAGATGTTCGATGCTTATCATAACCATCCGCTGCCGTACCCGCTTTCGACCGGTGATCTTGGCTTTCTCAATTCCAAGCCGCAGATTGCTTCGATCCGCGAAGATGACGGCGAAGGCGGCTGGTCGAGTGCTTCCATTCCTGGCCGCACCGGCACCACGCACGTCGATTGGAAGGGTTTTGATCTTGAGGTCGATGCCTATTATGACTCGCTGCATCGCAATCTGATCGGTAGTCATAAGGTAACCGGTCCGCATGACGGCGTGCTGCAAAAGGTCAAAAACGATCTTGTTGCACGCAACGCTGGGCGCGAAGCCATCGACGTTCCGCAGTTCATTATGCAGCACGCGGCCAACGTTGGCCTCGATGCTGCCGGTGTGATCCATTACGAGTTTCATCCGTCGCCGCGCCAGCAACGATGGATCGATACCTATAAGACCGAGTTCGACCAGGCGATGAAAGTCGCTACGGCCGCCGCCAAGGTATTCCCGAAAGAAAAGAACGAATACACCCAAGCCATCGACGGCCAGTGGTATCCGAAACTATCCGATACCGCCGCGGCAATGTCGGCATCGAATTCGTTTCACCGAACGTCAAGTCCGATCTGGATTTCTCTGGCGCAGTTGACGCGCTCGCCGGCTCGCAACAGATCGCGTTGCGCAAGGCGTCGGCCGACATCGATCATGCTTTGAAGCTCGACTCGGCGCAGTCCGATGTCGTGGGCGCCTGGGCCGATGGCGCCGAAAATTCGCTCATGACTACGGTCGAGGGCGCCGACTGGGAAGCCTTGAAGCTTTCCGCCGCCATGAAGGGCTATCTCGCCGATCAGAAATCGGTGCTGATATTCCAGCAACAGGATCAGGGAGAGCATCTACTTTATCATTTCGCCGCCAAGGGCGATCTCGATAAAATCCACGCCGACCTGTTGCAAGACGGCCTGGCATTTCATACATTAGTACCTGGCGCCGATGGCGCGATGGTGTATGTAGCGGACCTCGATGGCTCTGCGCATGAGGCAGTTGAAAAAGGTGCGGCGCGATATGGCTCAAAAGTCACCGGACAGCGAGGCCGCGCCGAATTTGTCGGCTCGCAAGACGATACCGGCACCGACCGCGAACAAAGAGACCGCAGTCTCAAAGTTTACCAAGGCATTATTGACCAATCCGAATTTCCAGGAAGCGCCCAAATCTGGGCAAGGGTTCGTGATTCTTGGGGCCAAAACCAAGGCGTAGCGGTCAGTACCGCCGATCGCGTTGCCGATAGCTCCGATCTCACCCGGCTAAGCCGCACCACAATTCATATCGAGAACGAGCTTTTCACGGTCCATTACGAGGCCCAAAGCTACGCTATCGAACAGCACGACTTGCCGGCCGCCGATTACGACAACGTCATGGACAATGACGCGGCGGCCTATGCGCGTGCCCGATCTTCCGACCTGGTCGGCCAGGTCACCGAGACCACCCGCAATGTGATCCGCGACACCATCGCGGACGGCATGGCGTCTGGCGCAACCGTTGACGACATCGCGGCCGACTTGGCTGCCTCGACCGGGTTTTCCGATTCTCGCGCCCGCATGATCGCGCGCACCGAGGTCTCGCAGGCGAGCAATAGCGCCGCGGTCGATGCCATGTTCGCCGCGCGTGACGCCGGCTTGCCGCTGCGCAAGCAATGGGAGTTGGGTGACAACCCGTGCCCGATCTGCGAGGAAAACGGCAACGACGGTCCGATCGCGATCGAGGATACTTTCAGTTCCGGCGATGACGCCCCGCCGCTGCATCCGAATTGCGAGTGCGACGTTGTTTCCGTGATCGATGATGACTTTGCCGGCGACGCCGACGCCGCGGCGGACAACGACTCCGATCTGCCGGCCGACGATCCGCTCCGCGATACCGATACGAGTGACGACAATACGCTGCGCGACACCAGCGACACCGACAATACGCTGCGCGATTCCTCTGAGCCACAAGATGTGCCTGACGCCGATGCGGTCGTGCCGATCAAGGGTTACGATCCTGGCATCAAAGCCGCCGATGATCTTGATGACATAGCGGCGGTCAAATCCGGCTGGTTTGCCGCGTCGCCGATCAACACGATCGATGATGCCGTTGCGCAAGCACCGGCCGCACAACGCGCGCTCGGTCGCGCCGGCCGCGATATTGCTTCTGATCTTGATGTCACGTTCAAGGACCCTGGCGTCAAGACTAAGGATCAGGCCGGCATCGATCGCACCATTGAGAAGGCGCAATCTCGCGGTGGCGTGGAGCGCGTGACCGATATCGCGCGAGCGACTTTCGTGATTGATGAGCCGCAACAAACCGAACAGATCGCTGCCGAACTCGGCAAGCAATTCGAGGTCACGCTGGAACCGTGGAAACAGACACCTCTTGGGTATCTCGATCGTGCCATGACGGTGCGTTTTAACAACGGCGTCCTTGGCGAGATTCAGATGATGGACCAAGGCATGGCCACCGCCAAGTCTGATGTCAGCAAGGGCGGCGGTGGCGGCCACGCTCTTTATGTGCAGTCGCGTGATCCAGACACGCCGCCAGAACGTCGCGCCGAACTTGATGAAGCTTCTCGCGCGCTATACGGCGCCGTGACTGATAATTATTCGCCGGCCTGGAAAGCCGCGCTCGGCAGCGCCGGCAAGTGATGCCCGAAATTGCGGACGTAAGCGGCCTCCGATAACACCGCGGCGCCCATGTTTATTTCGGCGATCGGAAACTTTTTCCAAACATGATCGATCAGGACCCAAGCCTCGTTGGCATCGAACCTGGTCGGATATGTCTCAAAAGACCCATATTTGACGGTGCTTTTTGCCTCATTCATCGGGGCACCCACCTCCTTTCGGCCGGCTAAACCCGGCACTCCGTATATATGCATTGCCCTGCCGTCCCGCAACCATCGTTGGCATCGCTGCTTTACAACCGCCAAGCCGCGATGCAACCCCGTGTTTTGACCAAGGAGCTATTTACATGACGTTCCCTATTCACACCATCGAACTGCCGGACGGCTCGCCCCCGCAAAATTCCGATCGCCTTGGCATGTTGATGACCACTGTCGCCGTGCCCGCGGCCGGTGCCGCGGTTGTCACGCTCGGCACCATCACGCCAGGTATTGGCTTTGACATTCTGCCGGCCATCGCGCCCACTGGCGGCACGCTCACGGCAGGTGTCTCGCCGGCCGATCCCGCCGTGGTTCGCGCCACCTCGCTCAAGGCAGTCGGCACGCCGACCGTTGTTGCGCCCGGTTCTGGCGTCGCGATCAACGACACCTTTAATCTTGCTGGCGGTGCGCTCGCTGTTGCCGGTCCCGCTGGCAACACGACCGGCACGGCCGGCGTTCCGGCCAAGGTCACGGTCTCGCATATTCAGGTTGTGTCCGCTGTGGTCAACGCGGTCGGCGCATCCGGTACGGCAGGCGCTACCATCCTGACCGGCACGACTGGCACCGGCACCAAATGGACCGGCACCGCGACGATCGGCGCTGGCGGCACACTGACTGCCGGTGCGATCATCCCTATCACGCTGGCCGGCGACTATACCGTGACGCCGACGCTTGCGGGCGATGCCGTCACCAATACCGACGCGTCGCTGACTGGCGCCACCGTCACTCTGCTCATGGGCGCCAAGACGCTCTCGTTGACCACGGCTGGCGGTTACGCTGCCGCTCCACCGCTCGCCGGCACGCCCGGCGTCAACGTGGTCGGCACCGGCACTGGTGTCACCGTCGCCTCGACCTATGGTCTTGGCAGCGCGGTGATCGATCATTCCGGCAACTATTCCGTCGCGCCGTCCTTTACCGTCACACCCAACGACTCTGTCGGCACGACCGCTTCGATCGCGACCGCCACGCTGGGCAGCGCCGGCACTCCGGTGACCCGTTCCGTTCCGACCAACATCGGCGCCAACGGCTTTGTGATGGCCAGCGCTCAGTCTGGCCTCGACGCGACGTGCTCCGTCGTGTCTCAGGTCGGCACAAGCCCCAACAATGCGGCACCTTACGTGTCGATTTCCGTCCAGCCGCGGCTCGCCGCCAACACGCTTGGCGCCGGTCAAATCAGCGTCCTGGCCATCGCCTAACGGCGGCGGCCATGACTCACATCATGGAGGCATGAACAGTGGACCAAGCAGACAAACAAACCGACATCGCTGGCGACGATCCGGAGCCGAAGCGCTTCCGACTTGCCGAAGCCGGTCCAGGTTCGCCAGCGACCGGTTCGGCCGATCCGATGGCTGATCCTGTGGCCGATCCCGTGGCCGATGATCCGCTGCCGTCCGATCAGATCGATGACGATGAGATCGAACAACCCGCCGCCGCCCCGCCAGACCGGCGCGACTTTGTCGATCCGGCAGCGTCGGTCGGCGCCACATTGGTTGGCATCGGCGCGATGTTCAATCATGCTGGCGTGGTCTCGCAGGCACTGACCAAGCATCTGCGCTCGACCAGCATTGAGCCGGAATTGCACGCGTTCCTGCATCGTATGCAAAGCGCGATCGGCGACTTCCGCAACTCGGTCACCGCGATCGAGCAATCAGTGTCCGAGGAATTGCGCGCGGCCATCGAACACGTTGCGACGTGAAGCGGCGCGTTTAATCCGGGGATTTCAAGATCATGCAGATCGATCAGATCGACGCGGAGGTCCTGACAAAGGAAAAACGCGACGCGCTGGGCGCTGACGATTTTGCCGTCCCTGGCAAGCGGGCATTGCCGATTCACGACGCGCGACACATCAAGATGTCGTGGGGCATGATCGAACAGCGCCGCGGTTTGACCGCGGTCGAACGTGCCGAAGGCCGGCGCCGCATTCTGGCGCACGCCCATAAATGCGATATCGACACCAGCGAATGGGAGGCCCAACAGGTCCCGGCGCTGTCGATCAACGCGCGCTCGCTCGATATTCCGAACGAGCCGCATGTCAACAAGATGCCGTTCTCAGGCGTCTTGACCAGAATTGGCGAGCCAAGCGACGAAGCCCCGGAAGGGAGCGGCGGTCGGCGCGTCACCATAACGAAGGAAGCCGCCGAACGGGCACTGGATTCCTTGCTCGGTATGGCCGTCGATTATCAGGCTGGTTTCGCCGGCCACGATCCGCAGGCGAAAATCGGCGTGATTACCGGCGCCACCATCGATGGGAATTCAATTCGTATCAAAGGCTTTATCTACGCCGCTGATTTTCCCGATCTTGCCGCAGAGATCAAGAAAAACAAGGACGCACTCGGATTTTCTTTCGAGGCTCGCGACCTGTTGACTGATGATCCTGACGGAGACCCGGTGCCGATCATCGATTGCGTATTCACTGGCGCTGCGATCCTGCTCAAGGATAAGGCCGCCTATCACTCAACATCCATTGCGGCGAAAGCCAACGGAGATTTTAAGATGGATAAGGACGTAATCGAACGTTTCGACGCGCTTGGCAAACAGATCGAGGCGGCAGTGGGCGCAATCGCGCCGGTTGCCAAGTCGGTCGGCGAGATTCAGGTTGCTTTTGCCGAACTGCAGAAGGCTCCGGAAAAGATCGCCGCTGCCAACCTGATCGGCAAGGTCGAGCCGCACGCCGTTGCGGTCGAAAAGGAAGCCGACAAGATGGACGACGCCGGTATCGGCGGTCATCCCAGCCGCGGTCATGCCGCGGTGCTGCGCAACATGGCGGGCTGCATGCGCGCCGATGCGGTGCAAGGCAAGATGCCGCACATCTTCGATGGCGGTTCCATGTATTCGTCCGCCGACACGCGCGCCGGCAACGAAGCGGCTGTCAAGGTCGAGACCGACAAGGTCACGGCCACGCTGACCAAGAAACTTGACGACACTGTCACCGAACTCAAGGCGGCGGCAGTCAAGACCGAGAAAGTCCTGAAAGACGAACTGGAATCGGCCAAGACCACGATCGCCGATCTCACTGCCAAAGCGGCCACCGCCGCGGCGGCACCGGACCGAAAGACTGTCAAATCCGGTGAAGCTGCAGCGTTGCTCGCCAAGCATCACGTCGATGTCCCCGAAAAGGGTGGCAAGCTTGCTCCGGATAAACTGACCGCAATTCTCGCGAATTGCGATCCAGGCCGGCGCATCGAGATCAAGACGATCCTGGCGCACGCCGGGCTGATCGACTAATCGCGATCGGTCGCTTTCCAACGTCAGCGGCTTTTTTCATTCGCTGATCACAGCGGGCGCGCTGCCCGCTGATCGACCGCGTCCATTTTTTCAAGACGCGGTCATTCCTCTTTTCACAAAGGACTTTTCGACATGACGGACCTGCGAGCAGTGTTCGCCGATCCGCGCACGATGGGTCTGTCCAACTTCGGACAGATGAGCGCGGCGGCCGACTTCCTCGGCAACGGCGCGATTGAAATCAATCGCTACGAGCCGGAAATCTTCGATATCGTGGCGCGATCTTCGCTGTTCTTGAATCGGATCGATAACAAGCCCGCCACGGGCCACCCTCACCGCTACTTCGAGGAAACCGCGATCGGCACCGCGACGTTTGCCGATCCGCGCAACATCGCGCCGACTCCGACCGGCCCGACCCGCATCGAGAATGCGGCCTTCATCAAGGCGTTGACGGCACAGACCAACCTGTCGCTGTTCGATGTCGATGTCACGCGCCAGCAGGGCCAGTTCGCCTATCTGGAAGCCAAGGACATCCAGGACGCGGTCAACGCGATCGTGCGCCTGCAGGCCGCCAACGTGTGGAACGGCAACGACACCTCGCTGTCGGCCCCGACCACGCAACAGTACATGGGCATCCTGACCCAGATCAGTGCGCAATCGACCATCGGTCTTGGCGCATCGATTATCGACGGCCTCAAATCGGTCGTGGCCGCCATGGTGGCGCGCACCGACTTTGATGTGATGCCGACCGGCATCTTCATCAATCCGGTGCTTGGTGATCTCATCGATCGCGAAGCCAAGGCACAGCATATCGATCTCGGTGAGGTCGATGTCGGTGCCGGCGTCAAGGTCTCCGGCCTCAATACCCAGGCCGGCCGCCTGCCGCTGATTTCGGAAAAGTGGATTCCGTCCGCGTCCGCGGCTCAGTACGGTTTTGCTGCGCCGCCTTCCGGCAAGAACAACTACTTTGCCGCGATCGTGACCGAGAAAGCCATCGAGATGCCGTTCATTCACGGCGGCGACGGCAATCCGAAACCCCGCATCTTCCAGCTTGGTTTGCTGGCCGGATTGCAGGGCCAGTACGTCGCGGCCAAGTTCGACACGATCATCGCCAAGGGTCCCAGCTACGCCCACATGGTCGTTGCCGTCACGCGCTAACGCGTACCCAAGGTACGCGAAAGTTACATGTGCGAAAAGACCCTGAAAAAGGGGATTTTCGCACACAACAAATTGCGCCGGGTCGCCAAGCGTCCCGGACTCGCGGCGAGCGTGGATGCTCTTACACCTTTTTTGGGTTCGAGCGCGACACCTCACGAACGCCATCCGTGGATTCGGTCAAACGATCCGGGGATTGCCAGGGGCGCGGTGGTGCGTTCCCGAAGCGAACTGATCCGTGATCCGACTGAGAGCCGGCGTCGATCCGGCCCGCGATAATTTCCTTGTGACACAAAGCAAAAGGCGCGGTCATGCTGATCCGTTTCGGCCTGGGTATTTTGTACCTTGGCCGTCCCGGTTCGGTCATGACCGCGCCGCTTGATGCCAGCGTGTCGCTGGCGCTGTGGCCGCGCGACGCGCCGCCCGGCGAACCGACATACCATTTCATCGCGACGGCGGCCTGGAATTGGCTGCCATCTCGCATCTATCGCGCGCACGGCATGGCTGACGTGACGCTGAGCGGCGCGATCAATTCCGCAAGCTGGACCGGACGCTACGTGACTTTCGAGCGTTTCGGCCAGTGGCGCAAGACGTTCTCTTTGCAACGCTCAACAGCGAGGTCGATCATGCATGTTTATCTCAACGGCGCTAAGGCGCGCAGCAACGCCAAGCACATTCTTTACGTCTGTCCGGCGAGCGTCGTGTCAGCCAACGACTGTCCGGCCGAATGGAAAGATCACGACAACCAGCCCGTGACATTCGAGGTGATCTTTGCGCACGGTCGCGCCGAGGTCCCGGCGCAACTCGGCGCCTGGCTGCTCAATACCGGTCAGGTCTCGCAGTCGCGCCTGATCAGGGCGACCGGCTCATCGTTGCTCGGCTCATTGGCGCACGCCATCGCCGGTTAATCGTTTTTCACGCCGGTTCATCGTTTTTCACAAAAGGAAACCACGCCGATGGTACGACAGACAAGTCCCGGCGAATTTCAGACCATCATGGCGCACGGCCCCAAGGCCGAACTGGCGTTGACCACGGCGCAAGCCGGCATGCCGGCGACGGTTGCCAAGTCCGGCAATTGGACATCCGGCCTGATCTCTGCCGATGGCTACTACGACATGGTCGTTGGCGTCACATCGAGTCAGGCCGGCGCCATCAATATTCTGCGCTTCGCCGACGATGCCGGAACGGTGCTGATCGAATCCAGTCCGCCGACCGTGGCTCTGGTCGCGGCGACCGCCGCGGCGTTGATCGTGAGTGATGGCCATCCGTTCGCCTCGTTTCAAATCCAGGTCACCAACACCTCAAGCTCGACCATCGCCAACTTGACCAATTTCGCCGCGTTGCTCAGCGCGCACTAAGGAAGGGCGCGCGTCATGCCGCTGTCGCAATATCTCGCGCCATCGGACCTGGCCGCCTATGGCTTGCCCGGTGCTACGACACAGGCGCAGATCATCGCGGCTTCCGTGCTGATCGATGCCTATCTGCGCCGGCCGGAAGGCTTGATCTGTATGCCGGATTACTTGGGCCTGCCATGCTACATGGCCAACCCATCGCCGCAGATGATGTTTCAATCGGCCGGCGCCGTCGCGCCTGGCATCAACGTCGTGGTGCCGCTCACGGTGCAGTTGCCCGTCTATAACGATATGATCGGCGACGTGGTCATTCTTGATCGCACCAATCCAGCAAGCACCGAAGCCTGCACGATCTCGGCCATGGCGACCGGCTCGATCACGTTGGCCAGCGTTTCGACAGCCCACTTGGCTGGTGTGAAACTGGAAACCGGCCTGACCATTTTCGAGGAAAGACCGTTGCCGGCCAAGCGCTCGATCATGCGCGTCGGCCGGCCTCCGGTACGCGTCCTGTCCGGCATGGGTCGTTGCGCTTATGGTCGGCGCTCAGATCAAGTCACCGGCATGTTCAACGAGATTAACCTGCTCGTTGCGATTCAGGCGTTTGGCGGTCCGCCGATGTGGATTCCGTTCGCCATCAATCAAACATCGGTGTCGCAAACGACACGCGAGATTTGGATTCCAGCTTCAATCTATGAAGCATATTTTTCAGAGGTCCGGCTGCGCTATGTGTCTGGCTGGTCTGCGGCCGGATTGCCCGCAGCTATCAAACAGGCGACGGCGAACATTATTTCAACGCAGAACAAGGTGCCGGAAATGGCCGGCCAGGTATCGAGCTTTAGCGCCAGCGAGAACAAGATCGCGCGCTTTGCCGCCTCCATGCTCGACAACGATACCCGCGCCATGATCGACATGTATCGCATCACGGCGTTCATCTGACATCGATGTTATCAAAAATGATAACCCCGGACCTACCGCTCGATCCAGATTACTGGGATAGCGAGGAACCAATAGCGCGCGATGATCCGGCAGGTGAGTGATGAGTCTGTTATATCCACGGCTCTGCACCGTCAAGCGCCCCGGCGTGCCTGCCGTTCCTGCAGTTGGCCAGGTGCCGTTCTCCGGCGTGACGCCGCAGAACGAACGTTTGATCGTGGCCAATGTGTTGTGCAGCATTATCTACAATCGAAGCGGCGGTGGTGATCCTGCCGGCTTGCCGACCGATTCCCCGCTGTCGCAATGGAAGATCAGCATTCCTGTCGCCGGTCCGATCGCGCTGGGCCTGATCTTGACCAACGATATCGTCATCGATGACACGGGCTTGCGCTACAAGATCGTGGCGCCGAACTGGGACAACAATTTCGGCTACACCCTCTACGCCAACCTGCTCTACGTGTGAGGCGATAAGCTATAGGTTATAAAGTCACGCGGTGTTTATAAGGCAAAGGTTATCGCGATGGCTGATGAAACTGACGTGGAGTCAACCATAGTCGGTCTCATCGCGACCGTCCTCTATCCGAACGGCACCTCGTTGCCGAGTGCGGCCAACGTGCCGTGCAAGGTGATGCGAGGCTGGCCCAGCGTCGGCGCGCAAGAGGAAGCCAAGGCCAATAATTTCGTCAACGTCTCGGTGTCGGCGCGCTCCGGTGTCGAGCGCAACACCACGCGCTACCCGCCGATCTGGATCACGCAAACGCCGCCTGTGCATACGCTGACCGCCAGCGTGAGCGCGCTCAACGTCGTGACGATCGGTGGCATTGTAGCGGTGCCGCAGAATGTCTTGATCCTGGTCGGCCAGACCAACGTGTTCAATTACGCGGTCCAGCCCAGCGATACCTTAACATCGATTTGTTCATCATTGGCGACGCTGATCGCGGCAGAGTTTGCCGGTACGACATCAAGCGGCCACACTATCATCATTCCGACAGGCATGCCGGTGCAGGCGCGCATCGCCGCGGCCGGCACGCAAATCCAAGAGGTCGGCCGCCAGGAAAAATCGTTTCAGGTCACGGTCTGGGCGCCGCCCACGACTGTCAAACTGGCCGATGCCGATCTGTGGCGCACCGCCGTTGCCGCCCTCGTTGGGCCGCACCTTCGCCAACTCATTCGCATCGTGCTGCCGGATCAGACCTACGCGCACATCTATTATGACCATACCATGTCCAGCGACTCGGTGCAGACCGAGGGCTTGTATCGGCGCGACATGTTTTTCTGGGTCGAATACGCGACCACGTTGACGGCGCCAGGATACGAGATCGGCGTGTTTGGTCTTAGCGTGCAAGCAGGCATTGGCGAACTGCCGATCCCCGACGATATCCCAACCGTAACCAGCAATTTTTGACTTTTGCTTTTGGAGAACGCGCCCATGTCGATGCATCTCACAGTCGTCAATCCGTTCAAGAAATATGTTCGCGGCGCGCTCATTTCCGACGCGGCAGAGGTCGCAGAGATTTTGCAAAGCGAGTATCGCCAGAACGTGGTGCAGCGCATCCCGCACCCCGAACACGTCAGCGGCGATTTTCACCGCACCGATGATGAGATCGCGGCGCGTAAAGACAAGCTGTCGGCTGCGGCGCCGGTCAAGCTCGGTCCGATCGTGACGCGTGCGGACACTCAAGCATGAAAATGCCGGAGCCTGCCGTTGCCATCTCGCTGCCGACCAAGCCGCCTGCCAGGGTCGCTGTGATGCAATGCGGCACCGAGTTGTATATCGAACTCTGCACCGCGTTGCAGGACGCCATCACCGGCAAGCCGGTATTTTGCGGCGATAGCCTGGCCGACCTGGTGCGGCGACACTGTCCCGATATCTACGCCATGGCGCGCAAAGGCGGCTTCAAGTTTGTGCCATCGCTTGAGCCGCGCGATCTTGAAAGCACGCCGCCGCAGATTTGGTTCGACGTGTTTGCGGTAGATTCGGCGGTGGCGTGAAGCCGATTGACGCCTCGAACACTATAGGGTCCTTGTCTGACTTTCTCTGATTGCACGGTTGGCAAAGCAATTGCAGATTGACCGGCCAGTTTGATCCGCCGCGCCCCAGCGGCCACCAGTGGTCAACGTGATATGTATCGCTGAGCGACGTTGGACAATACCGGCAGCGGCTGTTTTGTTGGCTGTATAGTCGCTTGATATCAGCATCAGTGTAGGAACCTTCGGCAGTTAAACGCTTAGCTCGTTTGGTGTGTTCAATAGCTTTGATGCGTTCTGGATTGTCGCGCCGATATTCCTTGTTGTAAATCTTGCGGCTCGCTGCCCATGTCTCGCGATTGGCCTCGAACCAATTGCGCGATATTTGTGCGCGCTTGGCTGGATGTTTTTTGTTCCATCGCCGTTGGATGGCTCCGACCTTTTCAGGGTTGGATTGTTGCCAGGACGTGGTTTGCGCGATGATGCGTGTTCTGTTGGTTTGATAATGTTTTGCGCGCGAGCGTTTTCGACACTTTTTGCACCATACTTTTAGACCGTCAGCACACTGCCGGTCGCAACCAAACGCATTTACGTCTTTCACTTGGTGGCATTTCGGGCAGAGTTTGCTCATGACCTGAATGTAATCAATCAACACATTTTTTTCAAGATTACAAGGAGTACGTGCCATCCCGCAAATTATTCAGCAAGGCCAAATCAATCTCGCGGCGCTGAACGTTCCGGACCTGATTGTCCAGATCATTCCGCCGCAGCTTTTGATCAATGGCGTGCCGTCGAATATCGTCGGCTTTGTCGGCACCGCGTCATGGGGTCCGACCAACGTTCCGCAAATCATCGGCGGCTATCAGGGCTACACCGTGACGTTCGGCAATCCGGCGCCGCGCAAATACGATATGGGCACCGCGATCTACGCCGCGACGCTGCAGGGCGCCCAGGTGTTCCGTTGCGTTCGCGTCACCGATGGCACCGATACCGCGGCAGCCGCCGTGGTGCAGACCAATTGCCTCACGCTCAGTTCGCTCTATACCGGCTCGGGCGGCAATGCGGTTGGCCTGACGATCGGCAATGGCTCGCTGCTCAACTCCATGCGCGCCGTGGTCACCTTGGGTTCGCAGGTTCCGGAGGTGTACGACAACATCACCGAAGGCGTGATCGGCTTTACCGTCACGCCTGGCGGTCCTTATACGATTTGTCCGTCCGCGATCATCATCGGAGCGCCATTCTCGGCCACTGGCATCCAAGCCACGGCCGAACCGGTCCTGGCCGTGACGGCAACGCCAACCCTTGGCGTTGGCGGTTCTGGTCACGTCGTCAATGACATCGTGACACTGTCGAACGGCGTGCAGATCAAGGTCTTGACCGTAACGTCCGGCGCGATCGTCACGTTCAGCCTGGTCAACGGCGGCCAGGTGTTGGCCGGCCATGCGGCTCCCGCCAATCCCGTGGCACAGACCTCGACCACTGGCGTCGGCATCAACTCCACCTTCACGTTGGCATGGGTGCTGGGTACGCCAGTGATTCAGACTGGCGGCTCCGGTTACGATTCGTCCGCGCCGACCGCAACGCTTGTTGGCGGCACTGGCACGGCAGGCTCTTTGGTGCCGATCGTGTCGTTCTGGCCC